GCAAGAGCAAACGGTGTCAATGACGCATTAGAATTGGCAAACTATCTAGACAAATATGCTAGTAAACCTACATATGTTGAACTAGTAAAAGAAATAATAAAATACAATTTGAGAGGTGTATATGAACTATGATGAAAAACTATTTTGGAGACGAGTAGATAATCTTAGCAGAGCGATGAAGAATGCTAAAGACCTTAGTTTCAAAAGACTATGGGAAGATAAACTACAATTACTACTTCAAAATCAACCAAAAGGCTTGACAAAACATTAATTACCTGATATAATATTACTATATTATGAATATATTTTATCTACATAATGATACTAAGACTTGTGCTGAACTTCATGTTGATAAGCATGTGGTCAAAATGATTGTTGAATATGCTCAACTATTATCAACAGCAAAAAGAATGATTGACGGCACAAAGTATGAAGCAAAATCAAAGACAGGCAGAAAAGTACAAAGATACCGACTAGAAAATCCTAATGAAGAAGCAACTATTTACAAAGCGGTACATTATCATCACCCTAGTGCTGTGTGGGCTCGTTCTTCTAGTCAGCACTACAACTGGTTGTACTCGCTGTTCAGGGAACTTGGGCGAGAATATACCCACAGATATAAAAAAGACCACAGTACGATTGAACTGCTCAAAGACCTTTTAAAGTATCCACCAACTAATCTAAAAGACAATGGCTGGTCAGAACCACCACCTGCTATGTCCCATTATCCACAATGTATAGTGCCAGGCGATTCTATACAATCGTATAAAAATTATTACAATGAAGCAAAAGCATATTTTGCTAAGTGGACTAATAGAGAAACACCAGAGTGGTTTGAAAGTAGTACAACATGAAAAATTATTGGGATTTAATAATGAATGATAGAATAAATGCTCTAAGTCATTTACCATTTCAAGTTAAATTTATGTCTATGCAAATACTCGCTTGGCTATGGTCTGCTGTGTTTGGGATTTATATTGTAGAAAGTGTTTATGCATTTGGTATATCTGCCTTTGCTCATGCTTTGTTTATTACAATGACCGTATTAACAGCATTGTATTTTAGACAAGTAAGAAATGAAAGACTTAGTACAAGTCTTAGAGGTAAAGGAGGAGAACATGAATAATCTAAAGTGGTGGATACTAGACCATTTACCACACATTTGGTTAACAGCGATAATTATTCTAGCAATAGTTTTATCAGCTGACCATGCAGGAATAATTTAATGATAAAAAGAGACGCAATGGAAAGTGTGATAGATGTTGGTAGTGGATTTTTTCTATCTATTATAATTCAAATAACAATATTTCCTTTATTTGATTTACACCCTACAATATTTGAGAACTTTCAAATTGCATTAATATTTACCGTGGTATCTATGACAAGGTCAACACTATGGCGAAGATATTTTAGAAGAAGAAGAGTATGATGATGAATGAACAAGATATTGAAGAATATCATAATATAGGTAAGGCAACATTGAACTTAAAAGACTATGCAAATGAGAATGGTCTACCTATTATGGATAGAATTCAGTTTGATAGATGGACAGAAGAACTAGGTAAAGAACAATTTAGAGTTTTACTATCTCAATATATCGCTGAAGAGAGACCAAAGTTTCCGTTAAAGAATATATCTCACGAAGATATGAGAAAGAACATTATTGATTTATCAAAGTTTGATACTTCAAAGATATGTACATCTAAAGAACAAATAGAGAAAAAGGTATTTGAAAAATATGAAGACTACGAATATGGATTTGAAAAACACGGCCTTGGGATTATTGATGGTGGTAATCAATTTAATTTGTGTAGCAATTATTTCCATCAGCATTTACGCTTGAATTGTAGTAGTTATGGATTTAGAGCACCACTAGAAGTATGGCAGAATGGTAATGCAAAAGACATATGGAAGTGTTTAGGTCCTATCTGGAGAGGTATCAATTCAGAAAGAGTTTTAAAAGAGGCAACTTATTTAAGTGCATTTAGATTAGGCACATATATTGCAACACAATTTAAACCTGTTGTTGCAAAAACAATTTACGATATTACGAAAGCAGACACCGTGTTAGATACAAGTTGTGGTTGGGGTGATAGATTGGCAGGTTTCTTTGCTAGTCAGGCAACGCATTATTATGGTTGCGACCCTAATCCTAACACATATAAACAATATATGAAACAGATAGAAGAGTATACTAAAATATTTCCTAATAAGAAAGTTAAGATATACAATTGTGGTGCAGAAGATTTACCTTATAATGAACTACCTGATATAGATTGTGCTTTTACAAGTCCACCATATTTTAGTACAGAAGAATATAATAAAGGTGGCGAGAAAGAAGAAAACCAGTCGTGGTTTAAATTCAACGAATACGAGAAATGGAGAGACGAGTTTTATTTACCAGTTGCAGATAAGACACTAGCAAAATCAAAGTTTATGTTAGTGAATATTATGGACCCTAAAGTCAAGAATGTTAGACATAGGTCTAGTGATGAACTGATAAATAGAAATAGAGATAAATTCATAGGTCAAATTGGTATGGTAATTATGCAAAGACCTCAAGGTAATGCAAAGTTTAAAACCAAAGAAGAACTAAATGAGTTTATGGCTATGAAGTATATAGAAAATGTATGGTGTTTTGGACCTAAAGATTATGACTTCTTTTCAGCGAGTAGAAAAGGAACATTGGAAAATTTCTTATAGGTGCTTGACAAATGAAATCAAATAGTATAATATGGAGTAATAATGACAGATTTTTTAAAAGATATAATTAAAGAAACAGGTAACGAATATGCCACTCTGGCGAGTGAAGGCATAGACGCTGGCGATGTAACGAACTTTGTTGATACAGGTTGTTACTCCTTAAACGCTTTATTGTCAGGTAGTATCCACGGTGGTATGCCTGCAAACAAAATTACTGCAATCGCAGGTGAGGCCGCTACAGGTAAAACTTTCTTTGCATTAGGAATATGTAAACACTTTTTAGATAAAGACCCAGACGCTGGAGTTATATATTTTGAAAGTGAAAGTGCCGTATCTAAAAATATGATTGAAGATAGAGGCATTGATAGTAAGAGATTTGTAGTTGTACCAGTTGCAACCGTGCAAGAATTTAGAAGTCAAGCAATTAAAATCGTAGACAAATACCTAGAACAAGACGAGAGTAAAAGAAAACCTATTATGTTTGTTCTTGATAGTCTTGGTATGTTATCTACAACAAAAGAAATGGAAGACACAGCAGAAGGTAAAGAGACTAGAGATATGACAAGGTCTCAAATTGTGAAGTCTACATTTAGAGTTTTAACATTGAAACTTGGTAAAGCAAATATACCTATGATTATGACCAATCATACTTATGATGTTATAGGTTCAATGTTCCCACAAAAAGAAATGGGTGGAGGTTCAGGTTTAAAATATGCCGCTTCATCTATCATCTATCTTGGAAAAAGAAAAGTAAAAGACGGCACCGATGTCGTTGGCAATATTATTCATTGTAAAAATTACAAAAGTAGGTTAACAAAAGAGAACTCTATGGTTGATGTTTTGTTAACATACGAAAAAGGATTAGACAAATATTATGGTCTTATGGAACTTGCTATTGAAGCAGGTATCTTTAAGAAAGTGAGTACAAGAATTGAGTTACCTGATGGTACAAAAACATTTGGTAAAACGATTAATGAAAATCCTGAAAAGTATTATACAAAGGAAGTATTAGAGAAGATAGATGAACAAGCCAAAAAACAATTCCTCTACGGATAAAAAGAAAAGATACGAATTCGTTATCAAAGAAGGTGACTAGTTTTCATCAATTAGAATTACCGAAGGTGTATACAAAGATGTTATATACCAATATGGTAAGGTGCAATTTGCAAAAGAAGAAACGCAAAATGGCCAAATGCCTTTACAATTTCAATGGACATTAAAAAAGAAACCAGAAAAGTTAGACCTGGATATTGACAAAGAAGGATTTATAAAGTATATTGGAGATATATTAGTTGAAATTATGGATGAAAGAATAAAGGATGGGACAATCATTGATGACAAATAGATTAGAAGACACAATACTGACAAACTTAATATTCAATGAAGAATATACAAGAAAGGTGTTGCCGTTTCTTAAAGATGAATACTTTGGTACAAGAAGTGATAAAATTATATTTTCACAAATTTATGATTTCGTTAATAAATATAATAATCTTCCGACTAAAGAGACCTTGATTATAGAATTAAATACTCGTAAAGATATAAATGAGGAAGAATTTAAGGCTATAAAAACAACAATCGCAGGACTTAATCCTGTAGAAGCAGATTTAGAATGGTTGTTTGATACTACAGAGAAGTTTTGTAAAGACAAGGCGGTAAACAATGCAGTACTTAACGGCATTAAAATCTTGGATGGAAAAGACCAGAAAAGAACTCCAGAGGCCATTCCTTCAATTTTATCTGAAGCTCTTGCTGTGTCTTTTGATAATCATATTGGGCACGATTACATTGATGACGCAGATGATAGATTTGATTGGTACCATCGTAAGGAGTTAAAACTTCCATTTGACTTACAATATTTTAATAGAATAACTAAAGGTGGCGTACCACAAAAGACTTTGAATGTATGTCTTGCTGGTACTGGTGTAGGTAAATCGCTGTTTATGTGTCATCTAGCGGCTTCAAGTATACTTGAAGGTAAGAATGTTTTATATATCACATTAGAAATGGCAGAAGAAAGAATTGCTGAAAGAATTGACGCTAACTTATTAGATGTTACAACAGACGATTTACTTGCATTACCAAAACAAATGTTTGATGATAGAGTACAAAGATTAAAAGACAAAAGTCCTGGTAAGTTAATTATCAAAGAATACCCAACGGCGTCTGCTCATAGTGGACATTTCAAAGCATTATTAAATGAACTTGCATTAAAGAAAAGTTTTAAACCAGATGTATTGTTTATTGATTATTTAAATATATGTTCTTCTAGTAGATTTAAAGGTGGTAATATATCATCATACTTCTATGTAAAAGCAATTGCAGAAGAATTAAGAGGTCTTGCTGTAGAGTTTAAGTTACCTATATTTACTGCTACTCAAACAACAAGAACTGGTTTCGTATCTACAGACATTGGTCTTGAAGATACTTCAGAAAGTTTTGGTCTACCTGCAACGGCAGACTTTATGTTTGCATTAATGACTAGTGAAGAGTTAGATAGTCTTAATCAGATGAAAGTAAAACAATTGAAAAACAGATATTCAGACCCAGCGATAAATCGTAGTTTTATCATTGGTGTTGATAGAAGTAAAATGAGATTGTATGATGTAGAACAAAAAGCACAAAATATAGTAGATAGTAACCAGGAGAAAGATATTGAAGAAACTGACCCATACGATAAGTTTTCTGATTTCAAAGTTTAATATGCCAAGAAAAAACACAGCCCCCATAAAACAAAAAGGAACTAGAAAGTTGGAACCTGGAGAGAAACTACACTATACAAAGAGTATGGTAAAGAAACGAGGTAAGATTTACTGGAGGGTTACTGAAAAACCTACAGGTACTATTGTAAAAGATTATTTTTTTGAAAAGGACGCTAGAGCATTAGTTAGATTTCAAAATAAAGAAAGAGTATGGGAAGCAAATGGAGGTATTCCACACTTCCTTTGTGAACAAATTAATTTGAAAAAAAGTTAAAAAAAATGCTTTTTTTGCTTGACAAGCTTTATAGGTCGTGTTATAGTATATACATAATCAATAGAAAAGGACTAAATTATGACTAACTTCACTAACGACCCTATCAATTTTCTTTCTGCCAACGAAGGTCAACTTGAACTTCATACTAAAGAAGGTCTTACATATATGACCGATAAGGTAGAAACTATCGCAAAGATTTTAACTAATCACGGTGTTCCTGTTTCAGTAAACACTTCATCTTCAATGGACTTTGCAGATGAATATGGTTTCGCAAATTGGGACGGTGCTCAAAAACTTTGGGCAAGTGCATTAGAACTATTAGGTTACTCTGTAGAGTAGTTTAGTAGGGTGTAGTAGTGGCATAGACCTAGGTTATAATACTACTTAAATGTGTCCTGAAACAATCGCCTGCCAAGGAACAGCCCATTTTCTTTCAACAATCTCACAATTATTCTGCTCGTAGCTCAACTGGATAGAGCACCAGTCTTCTAAACTGGATGTTGCAGGTTCAAGTCCTGCCGAGCAGGCCAATTGTTGTTTAGTGCTTGACATAGGGATAAATATGATATAGTATCATCGTATAAATGGAGAAATAATATGTATAAAAACATTGTAGAACAAGCAGCCAAAAAGGCAGGCTCATTATTAGAATATAATAAGAAGAAATCTACTGCTTCTGCCGAGGTTTTTATCTTTAGACGAAAAGATAGAAACCAAGCAAAGATAGAAACACAAAATTTTTTAAAAGCCAACAAGATTAAATTTATTGATAAGAAGACTTATCTATCAAGTGAGAATATTACAGAGTTTGAACTCGGTGGTAAGATTATACGAATTGTATATAAACCAACAGGTGGTGGTTCAGGTGGAGGTGCCGCTGTAACTGCTGTAACTGAAAGTGCCCAATGTTACTATTGTTCACTTGCGTTTAATGTTAAACGAGGTCCTATCAAAGAAGCAGATTGTACTATAACTAATTTAGAGAAGGCCGCAAAGTATGTACAGGCAACCGTAAAAGTTAAATCTATGGTAGATAGACTACCAGAAGATTGGCCTGATACATTAATTAAATCTGCAAACATAGTTTACAACAAATATAAAAGTAAAGTTACAGGTTCGGTATACTTTCATAGGGATTCCGAATTTATGAAAAAAGTATATAGAGCAAAGAAAGAAGTACAGAAGATGGATAAGGCGTCTGGTAATCCACAGGCACCTGGTTCGTTTTCAGATGATAAATGGAATCCTGGCGATATATGGATGACCACAATGTCTCCTGGTGCAGACCCTTTGAAAGAATTTAAACAAGATTGGTCAGTATTAAATCAGGCAGTATTAGATAAGGCAGGTCGTATCAAAAGTCCTAAAACATTTTTGTTAGGTATCTCATTAAAGAAGTTAGGTAATGTTGCAACAATAAAAGAGTTTAACGCACCTACAAGAGTGAAAGAAATAGAACACCCTTATAAGAGTTATATCTTTGGCAGAAACAATGACTTCTTTTCATCTATTGATATGTATATGAAAATGGGTACTGCTGAGGTTCAGTTTAGAGCAACAAATAGTACCTCTTCTTGGCAAGGCGAAATTAAAGGAGTAACAGCCGCAGGTGGAAAAATCGGTGGTGGTAATTTAAATTTCTATTGTGAAAGACAATTGAGAAGAAGTATTGGTGGTGGTCTAAAAGGTAGGTCTTGGAAAGAAACACCAGGTAATCAAGTTAGATTAAATGATATGTATTTACTATTTAAAAAATACACACCTAAAGAACAACATATTGAACCTAATATTTTTATTAAGAAATGTATTGACAAAGGTGGTAGTTTTATCTTCTCAAAGAATATGTGTTTACAATTTTTAGACACATTTATGTCAGGAACTTCTTCTCAAAGAAACAGATTATGTACTGATATAGTAAGATATGCCGCTAGTAATACAGACCAGTCTTCTTTTTTTATAAAGGTATCTTAAAACTTATAAATAGTAGTAGACGAAGTGAGAGTTATATTGATGGATAGTTTATTTGTATATGGAAAAAATGAAGGAAAAAAATGTTTAGTTTTAAAGGATATTCCTCTTCAGGTGCCAATACACACCTAGAACATTTAGAGGATAGTATAATCAACGATGGTGCTAAAGGTGGCAGAAATGCGATTGCATTTTTAAAATCTTTACAAAAAATGCTTTCGGCAAATGTTAGCAATAAAGTTAATGTTACCGTTAAATGGGATGGAGCGCCTGCTATCGTTTGTGGTACTAATCCTGAAAATGGCAAATTCTTTGTCGGTACAAAATCTGTATTCAATAAAACACCAAAAATCAATTACACTTCAGCAGATATATCACGAAACCATCCAGGTGGTGTAGGTGGTACACTTCAAATAGCATTAAGAGAATTAAAGAAATTAGGTATTAGAGGTATCGTACAAGGCGATTGTCTCTTTACTAACGACACAAAGAAAGTCGTAAACATAGATGGTCAATCTATGATATCATTTACACCTAACACAATCACATATGCAATGCCAGCCAATAGTGCAGTAGGTAGAAAAATTGCAAGAGCAAGAATGGGTATTGTATTTCACACACAATATAATGGTAAAACGATGGATAGTCTAAACGCTTCGTTTGGTTATGTATCAGGAATTAGAAGTGGTAGTGTATGGGTACCATCGGCACAATACAAAGACGCTAGTGGTAGTGCAAGTTTTAGTCGTGCTGAACTTACAAAGTTTAATGCACAATTAAGAATGGCAGAAGGTAGTTTAAACAAGGCCGCACCTTTACTAAATCAATTTGATAGTAGAGACGAATTATCTGTAGGTTACAGATTAAAAACTTATTTCAATAGTATCGTTAGAGGTACACAAGGTATGGGTAGAGTAAAAGATTTAGTTGATAAGTTTCCAGATTACTATGAGAACTTTATCAATGCAGAAATAGACGCTAGAAAAACACCGAAAGGTAAAGAAAAATTTAAAGTCGCAAAAGAAAACAATACAAAGTTTATTGCTCGTAATAAACAATCTTTATATTTTGCAATCGCAACTTATGTAACATTACAAAATTGTAAAGGTATTGTATTAAGTAAACTTGCACAAATACAAAGTGTAGGACATTTTTTGAGAACTGATAGTGGTTATAAAGTAACAGCACCTGAAGGTTATGTTGCAACTGACCGTGTCGGTAATGTTGTTAAACTGGTAGATAGATTAGAGTTTAGTAGAGCAAACTTTACTATCGCCAAAGATTGGGTGAAAGGTTAATATGTTATATGATACAACAGGTTCAGGAGGCGCAATGCTAGGATTTAAAGATTACATAATAAATCATTTGTTAGAAGCAAAACAAACTAGAATTATTATTATGGGTGGTCCAGGTTCTGGCAAGTCAACTTATTCAGAATATTTAATTAGACACTTTGGTATTAAACACATTTATCCTGGTGGTCTATTAAGAAAAGAAATAGACAAAGGTGGTCCAGAAGGTATGAAGATTAAAAAACTTTTAGACCAAGGTAAGTTTGCACCAAACGATGTTGTACTAAAATTAGTAAAAGAAGCATTATCAGAAGATGACGCTTCAAAAGGATATGTTCTTGATGGTTATCCTAGATATATGCAACAAGTAAGAGATATGGAAAGAGAAGGTATCGCTTATGATGTTGTTGTTTATCTTGAAGTTAGTGAAGAAGAAGTAATTAAGAGACTGACAAAGAGAGGAAGAAAAGATGATAAGCCAGATATTATTCGTAGCAGAATTGCTTTATACGAAAAGGAAACAGGTCCAGCGATTGAACACTACAGAAAAAAAACAGGTTTCATTTCTATCAAGGCTGAAGGAAAAGAACCTGGCGACATTGCAAAAGATATTATCAGGGAGATAGAAAGTGAACTTTAACGATTATCAGAATTTTACAAGTGTAACAGCAATTTATGATGACAAAGATAAAATAAATTATCCTATGATTGGACTATGTTCAGAAGTAGGAGAAGTTGCAGACAAAATTAAAAAGAATATGAGAGACGGAAACACATATTCAAAAGAAGATATCGCAAAAGAATTAGGAGATTGTTTGTGGTACATCGCTGCCTTATGTAGAGATTTAGATATCAATATGGAAGATGTAGCAGAAGCAAATTTAGAAAAGTTAAGAAATCGTATGAAACAAAATACAATTTCAGGAAGTGGTGATGACCGATAAGTATAGACCACTACCAGATAATTTGACAATTAAACTATCGCAGATAGAAGGTTATGGTATATTCGCAAAAGAAAATATTGATAAGTGGACTGACTTGGGTATTGGTTGGTTAACACACGGAAGAGAATTATTTAGAACACCATTAGGTGGTTTCATTAATCATAGTGATAAACCTAATGTACAGAAGATTGAAGTTGATGGAAAATATTATGTACAAACATTAACAGATATTAAAAAAGGAGAAGAGATAACTTTAAAGTATACTCTTTACAAAGTATGAAACAATTTAAATCCATAATACAAGAGGGAGTTTACGACCCAGGTATCTTCAAGGCGTTCTTCCTTGCAGGTGGTCCAGGTAGCGGTAAGACATTCGTTACTAGTAGAACTACCGTTGGTATGGGTCTAAAGATGGTTAACTCTGATACAAGATTTGAAAACTATTTAAAGAAGGCAGGTCTATCTTTGAAAATGCCTGACAATGAGGCAAGTGTAAGAGACCCATTAAGAGCAAGAGCAAAACAAGTTACTGGTGACCAGATGGACTTGTATATTAAAAACAGATTAGGTCTTGTTATAGACGCTACAGGTAGAGACTATAACATAATACAGAAACAAAGAAGTATGTTGATGATGTTAGGATATGATTGTTATATGGTATTCGTAAACACTTCTTTAGATGTTGCGTTAGAAAGAAATCAGACTAGAACTAGAACGGTACCAAAAGACATTACAATTAAATCTTGGAATGCAGTACAGAATAATATAGGTCGTTTTCAGAATATGTTTGGTTCTTCACAAATGATTATTGTTGATAATAACAATGCGAGTGAAGATACACTAAACAAAGTTTATACTAAAGTTAGAAACTATGTAAGGGCACCTGTTAAATCTTATATTGCAAAACGATGGATGGAAAATGAACTCCGTAAAAAGAGATTAGGTATTAGAGAAAGTGTCAACGATATGACACACCCTAAAACAGAACCAAAACCTGTAAACAATGTTGTAGGTGACTGGAAGAATATAGATGTACCATCACCAACTTTGAACGATAGTGAAGAGACTAAATCAGAAATGATGATGATGTCTAAACTATTTGAACAAAGAAACAATGCAATTGTACAAAGTATTAAAGACCACGACCAAGAAGTATTTTATGGTATTGAAAGTTACTTAATGAAATACAATTTAGAATACACAATGAAAGATATTCAAAATCTAAAGAAAATAGGTAGTGGTGTTGTAAGACATTTTAAAAATAAGTTTCAAAGACCAAGACCATATGAACTTGCAGACGCTTTAAATATGAAGTTTAATCATATGGAACTTATATCAGATAGTATGAAAACTCCTTCGTATCCATCAGGTCATAGTTTACAATCAAGATTGATTGCAGAATTTTATGGTAAGTTATATCCTAAACATAAACAAAACTTAATTGAGTTGTCAGATGAATGTGGTTATGGTAGAGTACTTGCTGGTTGGCATTATCCATCTGACCATATTGAAGGTGTTAACATTGCTAAAAAATTAATCAATATGGTTAATTTACAAGAAAGTATTATTGATATACCACGAAGAACTTATGCACCAGGTGTATTTGATGAAGAAGATACAAACAATCCTAAAATAAAACCAAGTGTTATTAAACTAATCAAAGACCAATTAAAAGTATTTGAAAAAGAATATCCTATTATGAAGTATGGTTTGATTGGTTCTATACTTACGAAGAGATATAGAAATGACGCAGATTTAGATATCAATGTTTTATTTAAAGTACCAGAAAAAGATAGAGAAGAAGAAAGAACTTTATTATCTCTTAAATATCTATCAACAAAGAATCCTGATAACATACAAGGTAAATTAATACCTGGTACACAACACCCTATTAACTATTACTTTTTAACTGACCCTAAACTTTACAAAGACCAAGAACAAAAGGCAGACGCTGTATTCTCAATTACTAGAAATACTTTTGTCAAAAGACCTGAAGACTTTGAGTTTAATGTTAGTGATTACATTGATGACTTCAATAAGAAAGTACAAGAGTTAGATGTTGTCAAAGGTGAATTAAAAAGAGATATAATAGACTATGACGAATTAAAAGAATTAGGTCCTAAAGAAATAGAAGGTTTACAAAATAAGATATCAAGTAAACTAGATGAGATAGAAAATGATATAGAGGACATAATAAGAATTGGTGACGGAGTTGACGCTGAAAGAAGAAAAGCGTTTGATACAGATATGTCGCCAGACGAAATCAGAAAGTATGCTATAAAAAATAGATTACCTAAAAATGTAATCTATAAGATGTTAGAGAAATATCATTACATTACTTTCTATAAAAAGTGCAAAAAGATTATGGATGACGGAGTTGTAACAGACGATGAAATAGATAGTCTTAAAGAAGCAGTAGGTACACCAAAGAAACATATCGCATTTACATTTGGTAGGTTTAATCCACCAACGATAGGTCACGAAAAGTTAGTAAACAAAGTGGCGTCTGTAGGAGCGAATGATTATCTCATTGTACCAAGTGGGTCTAATGACCCTAAAAAGAACCCATTAAAAGTTAATGACAAAATTAGAATGATGAAAAATATGTATCCTAGACACCAGAGTAAGATAAAACAAATACCTGGCGCTAGAACAGCAATTGAAGTTATTAATAAATTAAATGGTAAAGCAAACGAAATAACAATGGTAGTTGGTTCAGATAGAGTAAGAGAATTTGAAACACTACTTAACAAATATAACGGAGTACAAGCAAGAGGTACTAATTACGAATTTGATAAAATCAATATTGTAAGTGCTGGAGAAAGAGACCCAGACGCTGAAGGCGCTATGGGTATGTCAGCAAGTAAAATGAGAGACGCCGCTAAGAACGATGACTTTATAAGTTTCAAAAAAGGGTTACCAACTTCTTTTAGAGACAAAGAAAAGTTATATGGTCTAGTTAGAAAAGGTATGAACTTACAGGCAAACTTTAGTGGTCCTGGTATAGGTACATATAAACCTACAGCGAGTGTTGAGAGTTTTACTCAATGGCAAATAAGAGACTTGTATATCCGTGAACAACTATTTAACATAAACGATATTGTAGAAGACCAAGAGCAAGATGTACAAGGAAAAGTAATTAGAAGAAGTACAAACTATATTGTAGTAGAAGACGATAATTCTAAACTACATAAATGCTGGATATGGAATTGTATTCCAACAAGTAATATAGACGAAGTAAAATTACACGAAGTAAATCTAAACATAGACTATGGTTTTGAAGCAGTATCAGAAACGGAAGTCAAAATGCAAGAAGAGAAGAACAATGGTAAACAAATTTCTGAAAGAGATAAGATACCGCAAGATAAAGATGTGGCCAAAAAAGACGGTACGCAACCTAAAAAATACTACAAAGATATGTCAAAAGGCACAAAAAGCAAAAGAGCAGATTACTTTGCCAAACAAAAATATAAGAAGTCAGACGATGACAACGATTACAAGGCTGCGCCTGGCGATAAAGACGCTAAGACAAAGACTAGTAAACATACAAAGAAATACCAACAAATGTATGGAAAAGAAGCATACGAAATAGGTAAAGAATACGCCGACCATACGAAGAGTATGACACCTGGTGAACCAGAATATAAGAAAGACGACAAAATAACTGATAAAGATATCAAAGAATGGGCATCCTCAAATGATACTATTGATAAATATAAGAAACGATATGGAGAAAACTATCAAAACGAGATAGATGAGGCTGTGAAAAAGATGGAGGAGAGATTGAAAATTCAATCTTTTAAAGACTATGTTAAGATTTAGTGATTATGTAGGTAAGATAACTACTTCTTTACATTATCATATAGAGAATAACATACCTCTTGCAGAGAATGTGTACAGAGTACATAGTGAAGAGTTTTATAAACTTTTCAGAGAAGCAAGAGACCTCTGGGTTGATGGTTTACTTGATGTTGAAAGTGATTGGGATAGAACTTTATTAGAGAGTGATATTGGAGAGTTTGCAGATTACGAAGGTATGAAAGTACCATTAGATTGTCCAATACAAGAGGAGGAGAAAAAAGACCCACCTCTTAACAAACCTAAAAAAGGTGGACCCAAAAAGTTTTATGTATTCGTAAGAGACGGTGATAAAATAAAAAAAGTAACTTGGGGTGATACTACAGGTTTAAGAGTTAAACTTGATGACCCGAAGGCGAGAAAGAGTTTTGCGGCCAGACATAGATGTGACCAGCAAAAGGATAAAACAAAGGCCGCTTATTGGGCTTGTAACTTACCTCGTTATGCAAAGTCGCTAGGACTTTCAGGTGGAGGTAACTTTTTTTGGTAGGAGGTTTAGATGAGTTGTTTTTACGATATGCGAGAAGACGAGACACAAACTTCTTGGCAGAGAGCATTTAATCACGATGTCAAAGACGAAGAGTTAGTTTGGCATAGAGACGAGAACGATAGAATTGTAAAAGTTATTTCTGGCGTAGGCTGGAAGTTTCAACTTGATAATGAACTACCGATGACTATGGAAGTGGGGAAGAAATTTAAAATTCCTAAAATGACTTACCATAGAATTATAAAAGGTGAAGGACGACTAATTTTAGAAATAAAGGAAATTTAGGAGAAAACAATGACAAGATATACAAAATCAATGAGAGAAGCACTAGAAGAAGTGTGGGCGAATGATGTTGCCATAGAAGAAGGCAAGATGAAAACAATCGCTACTCTTTTTGACCAGGGTAAATCTGCTGAAGAAATTGCGAAGAAAATGAAACTTCCTCTTTCAACTATTAAAACAATTCTAGGTGAGACAGATATCAAAGAAGATACATTAAACGAATTTACAGACGCTCAAATTGCTAAACTAAAGAAAGAATATATGCCTTTAAAAGGTGCTAGAATTTCTATGGCGAAAGCAAATCAATTGAGAAATATCTTTGATAAGATACCTGACCACGCTCTTCCTAAATTATTTAAAGCAGACATACCATTTATATCTGCAATGTCAGTATCAAGAATGATACAAAAGAAAATACCTGTACCAAAAGGTGTTAAACTTTCTGCGTTTGAACAGAAGTCTTGGGAACAAGTACAAGAAGAAACTCTTGAAGAATTTACTAGTCAACAAATCAAAATGGCATATGGTATTGCAAACGATAAAAGATACAAAGGTGGCAATATGACAGGTGCTGTTTCTGCAATTGAAAAAATTGCAAAAGGTTTATCAAAACATCCTGATGTTGAAAAAGTATTAAAAGTAACAAACGAAGATTTAAAAGAATTTAAGAAAATGAAAGTTACCATACGAGATATGGATAAACGAAAACAAGCAATCACAGATTTACAGAAACAAAATTTAGGTGTTTCAGTAACAGGTGGTGTAATCAAAGTTGATGGTAAAGGTAGAGACCTTAATAACTTTGCAAAAGATTTAATGAACTTCTATGGTGCCAATGTTGTTGCAGAAGAAAATGATATTGAAGAAGCGATAGACGAAATGACAAATTATGCTGTTTTTGATATGAGTTATAATAGTAAAATTTTAACTATTCAAAAAAATCTTCAAAAAGCAAGAGATTACAAAAAAGACTATGAAAAAATGGCTAAAGACCATCCTTTATTAAAAAATATTAAATTAAAAATAGCTGCATTAACAAGAGACGCCTCAAATAAATTTTCTCAACCATATTCGTACACAAATAAAACCTTGACTAGTAATATGATTGCAAAAAATAGTAGTGGTAGACCTGTAGTAGAAGAATATGAAGAGTTAAAAGAATACAAAGAGTACCTAGAGTATATGTGTAAGAACTCTGGTCAGGCAAGAGCAATTGCTAATATGTTTAAAGGTAAAACAGGTGGTGGTGAAGTAACTGCCTCTGGTTCAGAAGTTAGAATTGATAGTGCAAAAGATGTAGAGAATATTCATAAACAAGTTATGGCGAAGTACGGCGATGATGTTAGAGTTATGACTGCTGAAGGTTTAGTAGAAGGTAAAGGAACTATTAAAGGTTTCAGAGACGATAAAGAAAAGTCTAATATGGTTTCACTTGCTAAACAACACGGTCTAAAAGTATCAGATGTACCTGGTGGTATTGAACTAAAAGGTAATATGAGAAAGATACTAGATATGCAATTGGCAACTAGGTCTCACTTGAAGACAGAAGAAAAAGAAGAAGATATGACTAAACCTACTCAATTAAAATCTTTCAAAGATATGAAAGATGAGAAGGTAGAGAAGAAACCTAAAGTAGATGTTGAGGCTCTTAAAGACCAAATACAGATGTTGAAAACTAAATTAGAGAATGAAAAGAATAAGGCAATTAAACCTGAACCTAATTCAGAAACAGGTGAAGTACCTTTATCAGTTGGTCTTGCACAAAAGATATTAAGAGATAAACAAGAAAAAGAAAAGACAAAAATGAAAGAAGGTTTTGCTTCAGACGCTCAAAGAAAGGCCGCTTTTGCAAACGGTTATAAAGAAAAGGGCAAAGATAAAAAAGAGGCAGACTTATCTAAATCACAAATTAAGATGGTACATAAAAAAGCAGATGATTTACCGAAGAAATCCTTTAAAGATAGATATGGTAAAGACGGTGATAGTGTAAGATACGCTACTGCTACAAACATCATTAAGAAAAAAGAAAAAATTGAAATGGTAAATCATCCTGCAAAGATGAAGTACGAACAAATTTCTGCCTTAAAGAAAAAGTCAGATAAATCAGGAATGCCTTATGGTATTCTTAAAAAAGTATATGACAGAGGTATGGCTGCTTGGAAAGGTGGACATAGACCTGGTGCAAGTCAACACCAATGGGCTTTCGCTAGAGTAAATTCATTCATCACAAAATCTAGTGGCACTTGGGGAGGTGCAGATAAAGACCTCGCCGCTAAAGTAAAAGGAAAATAATATGGCATATTTAAAATCAAAACCTGGTTCAGTTGAAGAGGCAATCACGGCTGCAGTAATGCAAGAGAAGTTGTCACCTAAACAGAAGAAGATAGATAAGAACAATAATGGTAAGATTGACGCTTCAGACCTTGCAAAATTAAGAGCAAAGAAAGAAGATAACAATTCAGATACAATATTACCAAAGTCTCAATCTCCTAAATCTGACAATTTAGATATTAAAACTACGGAACCTGCTAAAAAAATTACAGACAACAAGTCAAAGACTGATAAAATAGAAGTAAATCCTAAAATTGACTATTCTGCATAAGAAATAGTTAATTTTTTGCTTGACTTTTACTTTTTTATGAGGTATAATACAAGCATAATGATAAAAGGATTAACACTATGAAATACAAAGAATTAAGAAACGATATAATACTAGAGAATTTTAGACAGAATAATAAGAAACTTCCTAGAATATATTGTGATATGGATGGTGTCCTTTGTAATTTTGAGAAGTCTGCCGAAAAGGCAACAGGTATGTCTATAAATGCTTGGGCAAAAGAACCTGGTAGAAAATACAAAACAATCAGAGATAAATGGCAACCAATTATGCAGACCAAAAACTTTTGGGCTACAATGGATTGGAATCCAGGTGGTCAAAGACTATGGTCTTTCATTAGACAATACGACCCACATATTTTATCTGCATATGTAGAACAAACTACTGACCCTAATTGTATTCCTGGCAAGAGTAAATGGGCAAGAACAAGATTAGGAATGTCTGGTAGTAAAGTAAATTTAGTAAAACGAAGAGAAAAACAAAACTTTGCTAAAGTTGGTGGCCTGCCTACAATCTTGATAGATGACTATATTAAGAACATTAATCAGTTTAAGGCAAGAGGTGGCATAGGTATACATCATACAAGTACTGCTAAGACAATATCTGAATTGAAAAAACTTGGCTTCAAATAAGTATAAATAGTATTGTTATAACAAAATTAAGTTAACTTAAATAAGGAGAATTACAATGGGACTATGGGGAGCAGACACGAATGACGAGAGCAAACCTAAAAACCTGACTACTGAGCAAAAGAAAGAAGTTTTTGCTAATAAAAGTGGATGGGTTCAACAGGCAGGCACAAAGGCGTCAGGAAACGACAACGCAAGCGCTACACCCGAGGTATTAGTCGCTATTGGTGATTTAGCAACACAATTAGGACAAGCAACAATTGACGCTGTAAACTTTGAAGTTGGACAGACGGTATCTGGTGCTGGTGGTTCAGTAGTAAAAGTATTTGTTCATTTCAACGAACAAGTTACGGTTGCAACTGCTTCACCTCTTATGGTTGTTGATAATGACCAAACTGGTTCAGGTGGGAGTGCAAATTTAACTCTTACTATGGACGGTACGCTTCCAGTAACAAGTGATAGTTTACAATTTTCAGCAACGGCTTCAAATGCCGCTGTTAATGCAACCGATGTTTTATCAATCGGTGCTCAAACTATTGACTTGAACGGTGGAACGATAGTAGACACTATTGGTGGTGGAAATGCAGTAAGAACAATAAGTGCCGCTCAAGGTACTGCTGCTGGCACTATCACGGTTGGTAGTTAGTAAAAAAACAACAATAATAATAATTCTAGGGGACCTCTTCAGGTCCCCTTTTTTTATGTATAAATAGTAGTAATGGTCCTGATATGATGTCAGGAGTAGTTTACCGTTAACTCGGAATTATAGGAGAACTAAAATGGCAGATAAAAAAATCACAGCCCTTGATGACTTGGGCACAGCATTGGCAAGTGTGGATTTGTTCCACATTGTTGATGACCCTTCAAACACACCAGTAAATAAAAAGGTAACGGCAAAGAATGTCTTTAACCGAATACCTACTTACCTAGGACTTGCAGAAACTTCAGAGGCATTAACTAGTGCTTCAACAGCAATCAATGTAACTTCAGCGATTGCAGAAGTAGACCAATCAGGTGGTACAACATCGTTGTCTCTTGCAGATGGTACAGATGGTCAAATTAAGACCGTCATTGCAATTGGAACTGGTGGTAACAATATAGTAATAACACCAACTAATTTGAGAGGTGGTTCAACTATCACTCTAAACGGTGAAGGTGAAACGGTTACTTGTTTATTTAAAAATAGTAAATGGAATGTAATCGCACATAATGGTGCTACAATAGCATAATAAATTTTTGAGGAGATATAATTATGGCTTTATCAATTGGAGTAGTTGAGAAAGAATACAATACATTATTTAAAGAACGAGCAGCTTTGACTGAAACGGTCAATAAGTTAGAACAAGACTTGGCAAATGCGAAGTCTCAACTTAATGCCATACACGGTGGTGTACAAGTTTGTGAAAAACTTTTGGCAAAAGCGGACTCGGACTTAACATTAAGAGAAGCAGAGAAAGAACTTAAACCTTTAGTGGAGCAAAAAAGTGAGTAATATGGATACAATAACTAGAAAATCTGAAACCCTACAGGAAATATTAACTACAAATCCTAACGAAGTTAATAAAGAAAAGGAACTTAATGATTTTGAAGAAGATTTAGTTAATCCTAAATCTGATAAATTAAAAGAAAAAGAGGAAAAAAATGAAAACATTTAAAGAACATTTAAAAGAAGGCAATGGAAAAATGGTTGGTACTTCTACTAGTAATGCAGTAGAAGATGGCAGTATGTCAACAGCCAATTTGAAAGACCCATCCGTTCTACAAAGAGTTAATGCGTTTGTTGGTTCTGTAGCAGATATGGAATATATCAAGGCTCAGTACGCAGTAGACAAGTTAAGAGAAAACCTTATGAGAATAGGATTAGATATTAGTCCTATGAAATTAGAAGGTGCAAGTGGTACGGTAACAGGAGAAGTTAAGCAATTTGGTGGTACTTATGGTAAGACTACTGAAACTAAACCTGAAGATGTGGTAGTAGATAATGGTCCAGGTATTGATAATTTAAAATTAGAAGTTAAATACGAAACATTGTCTAACGGTTCATCAAAGGTTTACGCTAAACTAGTGTAAACATATGTTCAAACAGATAACCGAAGATAATTGGTTATTGTATGCTCAAAAGCATTATGATAATCCAACATTTGAAACTGAAAAAGAATTTTGGGATGATATAAAGAGATTTAAATATCTCAAAAGATTGTTTCGGAAGTATGAACTCACAGGTAAATTAAAGATACGCCTTGTGGTAAATCATATTATCGTTTTACAAAATGTCTTTGGTACAGACGCCGCTATAACTTTATTGTTATATAAAAATGATATAAAGTATTGGCCAATGTTAAAATCTGTTTTTCAGTATCTTAATTATTTGTTTCCGAAAGAGTTAATTGCTTTGACGGAAGACGAATTTATAAAGAGAGAATTAGAGAGACTATAATGGCAAGTAGAGCAGTAGATTTATTAATAGCATATAGAGTGATTAAGTTATTAGTTACTCCGTTTGATAAGCAAGAAGCATTTGCTACAGGTATCATTGATAAAAATGGTAAGGTTTTAAAACCAAACAGACTATTAAAAACATCAAAAGAAAAATCATCGTATACTATGTTACATAGATTTGTTTTTAACCTAAAACGAATACTAGGTAAAGTTGGTCTTGGTGGTCGTATTGGTAGTTTCGCTACAGCACTTGCATTATTAGTTAAAGAAGATAAAGATTTTGCAGATAGACATAGTGCAATATTAGAAGAGACTTGTATGAAATATTTAAAGTCAATAGATGAGTTTAAATATCCTACCTTTGTTAACGAAGAATACTTTGTACAAAGAAAATTACAAGAAGGAACATATATGTTGAAAGAAGACCTGTATGATGGTGATGAGTTTATTTCAAAAGATAGTGAAATCGTCTGTATGGAAGAAACCTCACCCATAAATAATATATTAGGGCTAGACATATACAATTTACACACAGAAAGTGGATTAGAAGTTTTAGTCCCAGGAGATTTATTATATGCAAAACTTTAAAGATGTATGGGAAGCGTGTTGGACTGGTTACAAACAGGTTGGTTTCAAGAAAAAAGGAAACAAACAAGTACCTAATTGTGTACCAGAAGAAGCAGAAGCAATATTTGATTTAGATGAAAAGGCAAAAGAGTTTCATCTATTTACAAATAAACCAGACGCAGAAAAGAAAGCAAAAGAGATTGGTGGTAAAGTAGTAACTGGTACTGGTAAGTCAACTGGTTATTTCGCCGCTATGAAAGAAGACGCTCCAGCAAATGCTGTCGCAGGAGGTGGAGTATCTATGCCACCAGACGCAGTACAAGATAAGAAAAAGAAAAAAGATGACGCTGAAGATGTTTTAAGAAGAACAATAATCAAAAAGTTATCTTCAAAAATTCAAGAAAATAATGTAGGTAATAATGCTATACTAAATGGTGTATTAGACCAATTAGATAGATTAGATGTAATCGTAGATGAACTTACATATGGAAAGTCAGAAGCGACTTTCGTAGATACAACTCCTAAAAAAACAATACTAGAAAAAGCAAAACTAAAAGAATATGGTAGTGGTGCTCTTGGTAGTATTGGACAAGGTAGTTATGGGGCAATGCACCCTATCGCTTCACTAGGTGATACACCACCAAAGGGTAGACATAGAACTATGAGAAGTGTAGGACTTGTTTCACAAAAAGACCCTAGGCACGGTATAGACCAAGATAAGAAAACAGCAAACTTAAAAGTTGTTGCAAGAGAAGACGCACCTGATACCGAAGACGCAATGAAAAGATACAAAGCAGGTAAGGCAGGTTTTGGTGATATAACTCACCTAAAAGCAAAAGGATTAATAAAGAGGTCAGATGGAACAAAACAAAAATCTGACAAATACAAATAAGGAGTAAATATGTTTAATGGTTTATTAGACGCTATATTCTTACCACCTAGAAATTGGGTGTTGAATAAGGCTCTGAAGTTTAAGTCAAAGGATTTGAATAACGAAGAAATTGCAAAGTTGATGATTGCAGGAGTTGAAGTTAAAGATAAAGGACAAAATAAAGGTGAGATTACGGTACCTGCTGGGTACATAACTGACCTTGCAAGTGTACCAAGAATATGTTGGGCTTTTATTGCACCATTTGATGTTGCAAGAGCAGCCGTGATACACGATATACTATACGAAAAAATTAACGGTGCTTTTAAAGACGGAAGAATACCCACAAAGAAACACCGAGAACTATATAGAAGTATAGCAGATAATATATTCAGACAAGGTATGGAAAATTCAGAACCTTCAGTTCCTAATTGGAAAATCAAGTCTGCCTTTTACGCTGTAAGAATGTTTGGCCGTTGGGCAATCAATAATTCTGCACCAAGAGGACAAAAACCAAATCAACCATTGGTATTGAAATAATATGTGGTTCTTTTTAGTTAAGTCAGTCGCTGGTGCTATCATAGGGCAATCTACAAATGCTTGGTTTAAGAAAACTAAAATGGGTATTTGGTTTTACAAGAAAGTAGATGGCTGGTATAATTGGGCTGCGAAGAGATACGATTTACAAATACTAACACAGGAAGAAAAACTTATTAAAAAGTTTCCTATGTTAGTCGCAAAGATAAATAAATTAGAAGACCAGTTAGCAAAACAAAAACTGGAAATAGTAAAACTTAAAGGGAGAAAATAATGTTTTTAACAATAGGTTTAATTATAGGGTTTGTATTAGGTTGGTATGTCAATGAAAAATTTGAAGACCTTGCCGAACTCGCTGGTAAGTTAAAATTTTGGAAGAAGTAAGTCTTTGGATGTTTAGAAAAACATTAGTAGAGTATATTTGTATTAACAATTACTCTCCTAGACAGGCAAGACTTATGATAATGGAGAAAATAAAGTAATGATATTTGGATATGCAAAAATGATAATGGTTGGTGTGTTGGTCGCTGGTATCGCAGGTGCTGGTGTATATGTAATGAAGTTACAAAAAGACAACGCAATTCTTAAAGCCAATCAAATCAAACTAGAGCAATCAGTAGAAAGTCAGAAGAAAGTAATAGAAAAGCAGAAAGCAGACTTTGGTCAGATACTTGAAGCGAACAAGAAAATGAACGCTTTAGTTAATAATCTACAAAAAGATTTAGCAGATTTAGATAAGAGATTTACTAAAGGTGGAAGAGACTTTGGTAAAGTTGCATTAGAAAAGACAAAAGTAATAGAGAAGATAATCAATAGTGGTAGTGATAATGTTCTCCGTTGCGTAGAAATATCAATGGGAGCACCATTGACAGAAGAAGAAAAGAAAGCCACGAAGAAGTCTCAAATTAACAGAGAATGTCCAACAATAGCGAACCCGAATTATGTACCATATAATAATTAGTATATTACTCATATTCATTCTATCAGGTTGTTCTAGCGTCAAGAAACTTGACATATTTACAACAGAGGTAGAAAGACAAGAGTTAGACCTACCTAAACCTACTACACCTGAATTAGAGAAGTTAAGATGGATTATCATCACTTCTGAAAACGCAGACGAGGTATTTGCAAAACTCAAAGAAGAGGGTATAGACCCTGTCTTATTTGGATTAACAGATAAAGATTTCCAATTAATCGCAAAGAATTTCGCACATATCAGAAATCATATGAAACAGACTAACGACCTAATTGACGCATATAAAGAATATTACGAACCTGATAGTCAAAAATCTGACAAGTAAAAAAGTCAAATTTTTCTTTTAAAACAAAAGCCTACTTTTTATAAATAATCATATAGACAAACACTATGTCTATGAGAATTAAGAAATAAAAAAGGGAACACACAATGGATAGATTATCAAAGTCTATTTTGTTATGTGTTGTTATGATTGGACTCTTCATAGGGTCTTCTTGGGCTGATACTACTTCAAATGGGGCGACTACCAATGCACAGACAAATACTTCTGGCAGTAATACCACTATATCTGGTGGGTACTCGCAAGAGAGCACTACTACATACCAATCTGGTTCATCTAGTAGCACGACCTCTACAACTAACAACTCTACAAACAACACTTCAAGTCTAAAAGACCAACAGAATACTGCCTCAGCACCTTCTATGAGTGCGATGTCGCAGGATGTTTGTGCCGTAGGTATATCAGGTGGATTACAATATCCAGGTATTGGTATGTCTTTCGGAAAACATATGATAGACGAAAATTGTGAAAGAATTAAACTATCCAAAGTTTTAAACGATTTAGGAATGAAGGTTGCTGCCGTATCAATCCTATGTCAAGACCCTAGAGTATTCTTTGCAATGGAACAATCTGGTACTCCTTGTCCTTTCCAAGGTAAAATTGGAGTAGCGGCTGCAGAAGAGTGGAAAAAATACGATAAATTAAGACCTGATTTTGATGTCTATACAGAAAGATTGGCTCTTATACAAAACAGAAACAAAGAAGACGAAGACAAAACAGCAGAAGAGAAATCTCTACAAATGCAACTTGACGAAACTACCGTTATTCTTAATGCAATCAAAAAAGAAAATGAGAAGATTGAGAACTACACAAAGAAAGTTGAGAAGCAGTTAGAGAAAGAGAAGAAAAAGAATGAGAAAAAGAAAAAGAAAAAATCTTCTGCAAACTTTGATACTTCAGGAACAGAAACACCAAAGGTTAAGTAATGGAATTTATACTAATATATTTAGGAGTTATGGCATATGTCTGGTTTAAAGTGGACCGTTTTGCTGACGATATTAACCCTTACAATTTTTTCAGTAAATAGTAGTAAGGCAAATACAACTTGCGTCACCAATAGTTTAGGGGATAGAACCTGTACAACCGTAACAGGTAACATTCTTAGCAACTCAACATTCGGTACAGGAAATACTACAACCACAACTGACTGGTCAACAACTGGTTCAGATGGTATTCACACACACGGAAACTTTGGTAATTTTCCATATGGTACAGGTATGGATACTTCTGGTGGTGTACTTGCGTTTGAAGGTCACGATGATGATAATGTATTTCAAGACAGCGCCCTAGTTGGCGATGGTCACTTAACACAATCACAAATTAACGAAGGTTTTGTTTCAACGATGTCTGCCGATGTCTGGTTTTGGAATAATATTGAAAATACCTTCACAATGAAACAAACTATCACAGCCGCTGATGGTACCGTTACTACACAAACAAGAGTAATAAATGACAACGACCCTAATAGAGTATTTAATAGTGGTCAGTTTACAAATTATACAGATAGTTATACTCAAAATCCAAACTCACAAACAGACTTTACAATAAGAGCCGAAGTATTTAACCTAGGTGATGGTTCAAATAATGACAATCAACACCGTGGTCCCGATGTAGACAATGTTCAGTTATCTATTACTACACTAGGACAAACTACAAGTTGTCAACAATTAGGTACTTGTACAAGTGCTGGTACAGATTTAAATAACGCATTAGATTTAAAAGACGATACAACAGGTATAGATTTATTTGAACAGATTGACCAAGATGTAGAAACGGCAATTGAAGATTTCCAACAAGCAGAATTTAATAACGAAGTTAATCTACCTACTACTATGGATTTTGGTATTGTAGATATGACAGCAATAGAAGAATTAGAGGTTATAGTACCAAATGAATTTGGTGGCTTTGATGAGATACCTTTAGAAGTATTTGTAGTAGAAAGTTTTGATAACTTTATAGACACAAACGATTTAAGAGACACTTTTGAACAAGAATTAGTTGTACAAGATATTAGCGAACAGGAATTTTTTAACGAACTATCAAGTCAGATGGCAGAAGAACTTACTATGGAAATGAATTTTGACAGACCTCTGCCACCTATGGAAATGCCAATGGATGATTTACCTCCTATTGAAATGCCAATGGAAACTGATATGATGACTGAAATGCCAGAACTGATTGAGATACCAGAAGATGAAATGTTTGGCAGTACAGGCGCTGAAATTGATTTTGGAAGTCCTAATATGATGACCGAAATGCCTGAACCTGAAATGATAGAAGAAGACTTTGATATGGTAGAACCACCTATGGAAATGGAGACAATGACCGAAGAGACTATGGTTACAAGTCTACCACCTGGGATGCGTGAACCTGAAATGGAGGAACCAGAAACTATCAGAGAGGAGATACCTAATGTAAGAAACGAACCGATGACGGAAGAAAATACCGTAGAAGAAGAACCAGCAATGGCAGAACCTTCTATGGCAGATGAACCACAACCAGAGGAACCAAATGCAAATAATACAACTTCAAACAACGAACCTACTGACACCGAGACTATTGAAGAAAATGAGACAGGCCGTCCGAACACAATGGAGACAGAAACACAATCAGAAGAAACTCCAAATGAAACTAGAATGGCTGAAAATACGGAAGCAGAAGGAGAGGAGACGAAGACGAATAATGAAGAAAGAGTGGATGCAAGAGAGACTGACACTACAGAGACAGCAGATGTTAAGGTTAGAACTACAGAAAATGTACAAGTCAGTAGCATAGGTATAAAAGTTGCAAAGATTATCGCAAAACTTGAATTAACATTGAAGAGGGTTGATGATAAGGTTAAGGCAATTCAATATGTAACACTTAAAGGTATTCAATCAGAAGCACCTAATTTAAATTTATATGCAAAGAAACAATTTTATCAACCAACTTCACTTCAAGATGGTAATCCTGATTTCTTTAATCAACTAAATATTGAGCAACAACAAATATATGGTAATGTAACTCTTGCACAATACAGCGATAAAGACCCGCTGATTGTACAGAAGAGAGAACTTAATAGAATAAATAGTGAAAAACAGAGATTGTTGATAGAGATACAACAATTGAAAGAAAACTTATAGGAAAAATCAAATGGACAAATTAAAAAATAATCTAGCAAGTATCGCCGCTCTGATAGCAGCCATAGTTGCAATTGGTGGTGGTTTTGTAAAGTATGGTGAACTTACTACAAAGTTAACTGCTTTAGAAAATCAAAAAGGCGTGAATATCGCACCACTACAAGAACAAGTTAAACAACTACAGATTGACCTAACATCTTTAACAACTAAAGTTGATGGTATGAATGTAGATGTAGATTTATCTGATATGGATAAAAACAAAACAGGAATTGCAGTAAACAATAAAGAAATTGAAGTTTTAAAATTACAAATACAAGAGTTAAAATTAAAGTCTTCAAATCCCTTAGCGAACTAGAGGACAATTAAATGGAAAGAAGCGGCAACGGTAACGGCGAGACTAGAAAGACTATATCTTCACTAGGAAAAGAAGTCGCCGACAATAGAACAAGTATAGAGGTTTTAAAATCTGAACTTCAGCAATCTACTATGGTACACAAAAGACTAGACACAGCGATTGAGAAGTTAACAGGTATATCTTCTAGCATTAAATCTATGCTTGCCGTACACGAAGAGAAATTATCTCAAGCAGAAAAACTAGACGAAATCATCTTCTCTAAATTAAAAGATAGACAAGAAGATACAGAAAAAAGATATTCTGCATTAAAAGAAAATATAGAACTTACAGAAAAGAGAATAATGAACGAAATCAAGTCAATCAAAAATACACTTGGAGATAGAGTAAATGTATTAGAAAAGTGGAAATGGTTGATTATTGGTGGTTCTATAGTAATTGGCTTCATCTTGGCAAGAAACTTTCCGCTTGTCGTAGAATTGATGAAGGTCCAGTAAGGGTTATCACTATTTTCGGATAGGTGCTTGACATAGTACCTCATTTAGTATATGATGAGTACTAAATGAAAAAAGAGTGCAAATATGTCAAGTTATATTGACCTAAAATTTATCAACGAAATATCAGCAAGACTTGGTCACTTCAAGAAAAAAGGGGATTACCTCTTCAACTTCAGGTGTCCACATTGTGGCGATAGTCAAAAATCTAAACTGAAAAGTAGAGGTTATTTCTATCGTGTAAAAAATGATATGTTCTTCAAATGCCACAATTGTGGTATGGGACAAAATCTTGCTAACTTTCTAAAATTTATTGACCCAAAAGTTTACGAACAATATCTATTAGAAAGATATAAAACGGCGTCACCAGCGACACCGAAACCAGAGTTTAAGTATGATTTTAAACCTGATATAAAAGATGACTTCATAAGTGATTTAACTAAAATTGCTGATTTAGATAAAGAACACCCAGCAAGAAAAGTTGTAGAGAAAAGACTTATACCTGAAAAGTTTTATGATAAGTTGTATCTCTGCAATAAGTTTTATTCGTGGGCACATAAGATAGCACCACGAAAATATAATACAAGTAAATACGACCACCCTAGATTAGTCATACCTTTTTATGATGAACAAGGTAAAGTATTTGCATATCAAGGCCGTGCATTTGGAAACGAAACTCCAAAGTATGTAACAATCAAGTTAGACGAAAACAAACAAAAGATATTTGGACTAGAAAGAGTAAATTATACACAACATATATTTGTGGTTGAAGGTCCAATTGATAGTTTGTTTTTAGATAATTGTATTGCGGCTGGTGGGGCAGACTTAACTTTAGATAGTAAGATTGACCCTAGTAAAGTTACATATATATTTGATAACGAACCGAGAAATAAAGAAATAGTAAGTCGTATGGAAAAAATAATAGAACAAGGTTACAACATTTTTATTTGGCCAAACGACATTCAACTGAAAGATGTAAATGATTTGATTATGACAGGAGTTACGAAAGTACAATTAAGTGAAATTATAAGTATCAACACATATTCAAAACTATCAGCAAGTCAGCAATTAATAACATATAAGAAAGTATAGAGGGATAAAAATTATGGGCGAAAACGGTGTAAGCGAAATTTATGTAATTAAGAGAAACGGCAGAGGACGAGAACAACTTAATATTGACAAAATACACGATATGGTAGAATACGCCTGTGAAGATATAAAAAGTGTATCTGCCTCCCAAGTTGAAATGAATAGTGGACTTCAATTTTATGATAACATTCCTACCGACCAAATTCAACAAATATTAATAAAATCTGCTTCAGATTTAATCTCACTAGAAACACCAAACTATCAATATGTTGCCGCTAGACTATTACTTTATAGTTTGAGAAAATCTATTAACAGAAGATTGTGGGACCACCCTAGTTTAAAAACACATATTAATAAATGTGTAAAACTTGGTGTCTATGATAAGAACATTTTAGATTGGTATTCAGAGGCAGACTTTGACCGTATGCAAACTATGATAGACCACGATAGAGATTATAATTTTACATATGCAGGTTTAAGACAAGTTATGGATAAGTATCTTGTTCAAGATAGAAGTACAGGTGACATTTACGAGACACCTCAATTTATGTATATTATGATTGCGGCTACTATATTTGCACAATATCCTAAAAATAAAAGATTAACATATGTAAGAAAGTATTATGAAGCGATTAGTAAATTTAAAATTAACATTCCAACTCCTGTTATGGCAGGTGTTAGAACGCCTATTAGACAATATGCAAGTTGTGTCCTTGTTGATGTGGCCGATAGTCTTCCTAGTATATTTTCTTCTGATACTGCTATAGGTTATTATACTGCTCAAAGGGCAGGTATTGGTATCAACGCAGGAAGAATTAGAGGTATCAACTCAAAGATTAGAGGTGGCGAAGTTGCACATACTGGTGTAATACCTTTTCTAAAAAAGTTTGAGGCAACCGTAAAATCTTGTACACAAAATGGTGTAAGAGGTGGTTGTGCTACGGTACACTTTCCTATCTGGCATAAAGAGATAGAAGATATTATTGTATTGAAAAACAATAAAGGTAGTGAAGATAATAGAGTTAGAAAATTAGATTACTCTATTCAAATATCTAAACTATTCTATGAAAGATTTATTAACAATGAAGATATAACTTTGTTTTCACCACACGAAGTAGATGGTTTATACGAAGCATTTGGTACAGATAAATTTGATGAACTATATTTAAGTTATGAAAAGAATACAAAAATTTATAGAAAGAAAATATCTGCACAATCTTTATTCTTTGACTTACTAAAAGAAAGAGCAGAGACAGGTCGTATCTATATTATGAATATAGACCACGCTAACTCACACTCTTCATTTAAAGACAAAGTTAATATGAGTAATTTATGTCAAGAGATTACATTACCTACAGACCCTATAGAACATATAGACGGAGAAGGTGAAATTGCATTATGTATTTTAAGTGCAATCAATGTAGGTCTTTTGAAAAATTTAGACGAATTAGAAAGTCTATGTGATTTATCAGTAAGAGCATTAGAAGAAGTAATAGACCATCAGAAGTATCCTGTAAAGGCCGCTGAAGTATCTACAAAGGCGAGAAGAAGTCTTGGTATAGGTTATATTGGTCTTGCTCATTACCTTGCGAAAAAAGGTTATACATACGACCAGAAGATGGCGTGGAAAGAAGTTGATAAATTAACAGAGGCATTTCAGTATTATCTATTGAGGGCGAGTAATGAAATCGCAAAAGAAAAAACTAAATGTGATTACTTTGATAGAACAAAATATTCCGATGGTATCTTACCTATTGATACTTACAAAAAAGAAGTTGATGAGATTGTAAATCGTAAACTCAGCTTTGATTGGGAGACATTAAGAAAAGATATAATGCAGTATGGGCTACGACACAGCACTCTCTCTGCCCAAATGCCTTCGGAATCCTCTAGTGTGGTATCAAATGCTACAAACGGCATTGAACCACCTAGAGACTTTTTAAGTGTTAAGAAGTCAAAGAAAGGTACATTGAAACAAGTTGTACCTGACTATGCTAGATTAAAAAACAATTATACTTTGTTATGGGATATGAAAGACAATACTGGATATATAAATGTTGTATCAGTAATGCAGAAATATTTTGACCAAGGTATATCAGGCAACTGGTCTTATAATCCTGAACTATTTTCAGAGAACCAAGTACCTATTTCTACAATGGCAAACGACTTATTAACAACTTATAAATATGGGTGGAAGACTTCTTACTATCAGAATACATATGACGGTAAGAAAGAAGAAGTTGAACCTTTACACCCTATGACTTACGATGAGCAGGTAGTAGGTTCAGTAAACTTACAGCCAGAACAAGAAAAGAATGTGTTACAAGATATCACTATTCCTACAACACCAGAAGGTGAAGAGGAATGTGAGGCGTGTAATATTTAATAAAGAGAAAGATAAAAAAATAAATGGCAACCAGTGTGTTTAATAAAGAAAAAGGTTTAGACTTTACAAAGCAACCGATGTTTTTCGGTGAAGATTTGCAGGTACAAAGATATGATAGTATGAAATATCCTATCTTTGATAAGTTGACACAACAACAATTAGGTTTCTTCTGGCGACCAGAAGAAGTTTCATTACAAAAAGATAGGTCAGATTGGTCACTATTAAGACCAGAACAAAAGTTTATATTTACTTCTAATTTGAAATACCAAACAATGTTAGATAGTGTACAAGGCAGAGGACCTTGTTTGGCATTTTTACCTTTTGTATCATTACCAGAATTAGAAGGTTGTATTGTAACTTGGGACTTCATAGAGACTATTCATAGTAGAAGTTATACATACATCATTAAGAACTTATATTCTAATCCAGGCGAAGTATTTGATACTATCATAGACGATAAGAATATAGAAGTTAGAAGTGAAAGTATTACTAAACATTACGATGAACTAATACAATTAGGTAATAAGAAATCTATTGGTATGGAAGTAGATGAGTATGAACTAAAAGAGAAGTTATGGCGTACACTATGTACGGTAAACATACTAGAAGGTTTAAGATTTTATGTATCGTTTGCTTGTAGTTTCGCTTTTGGTGAACTTAAATTAATGGAAGGTAGTGCAAAGATTATATCATTTATTGCAAGAGACGAAAGTCAACATCTTGCTGTATCACAAAGAATTATTAATAACTACAGAGGACCAGAAAATGATAAAGTTATGAATAAGGTTATTAAAAACAATGAAAAGTATGTAGAGAAGTTATACGATGACGCTGTATTAGAAGAGAAAAGGTGGGCAACACATTTATTTTCTAAAGGTTCTATGGTAGGTCTATCAGAAAAACTACTACATAACTATGTTGAGTGGACTGCTAACAAGAGAATGAAGGCAATAGGTTTAAAAGCAAAGTATGATGTTGGAAGTGCAAACCCATTACCTTGGACCGAACATTGGTTCAATTCAAGAAGTCTACAAAATGCACCACAGGAAACAGAGATTGAAAGTTATGTTATCGGTGGCATTAAACAAGATGTAGAGAAAGACCAGTTTAAGAAATTTAAATTATAATATGAACAAGAGAAAGTATCATTGTCCTCATTGTGAGGAGGAGTTTACATTAGTATGGGAGCAAGAAGATTTAGAACCAATCTCTTGCGTCTTTTGTGGTGCGGCTCTTGACAACGCAGATGAAGAAGAACTTATTGAGGAGCAGGAGGATGACGAAGATAATTGGAATTGATTATTCTTTGACTTGTCCTTGTTGTTGTATATTTGAAAGTGAAGATTTAAGTTATGAAAATGCAAAGTTTTATTATCTTACAAGTACTAAAAAATACGAAGGTGTATTTTTAGATGGTAAAGTTATTGGTGACAGAATAGAAGACTACACCAATCAACAAGAACGACACGATAATATATCTAATTGGGTATTCAAAAGAGCAGTAGGAAATAGTATTAATCCTACGGTATTCATAGAAGACTATTCTTTTGGTAGTAAAGGTAGGGTGTTCAACCTTGCCGAGAACACAGGTTTACTTAAACATAAACTTTACAAAAAGAATATGAAATTTGTAACACTAGTACCATCAGTTATTAAGAAGATGGCAACTGGTAAAGGTAACGCAGACAAAACAAGAATGTATGATAAGTGGTATGAAGAAACAGGTATAAATCTGATGGAAGCACTAGACCAACAAACTCTATCAAATCCTGTTACTGACATAGTAGACGCTTTCTACATTGCAAGGTGTGGCTATGACCAAACTATGGACAAAGATAAAGAATAAGGATAGATGGTTAGGACTTGCAATCGCAATTTCTTCAGTTTACATACTATCAGAAGCAAATGTAAATACTCAATGGATAGGTTGGTTCCTTTCAATTATAGCGTGTATAATGTGGGTCTGGTTCGGGTACAGAGATAAAGATTATCCGAGAGCATTGATGGAATTGATGTATTTACTACTATCTATGCGAGCAATGTTCAATTGGCTCGCCTAAAAACCCTTTAAAATCAACAAAAAAACTTCAAAAATAGTGAAAAAAGTGCTTGACAACGCTTTTTACCTATGGTATTATGTATATATGATGAAAAATAACACAATATCTAATATTCTTAAATGGCTCGGAACAGGTGTTTTGATACTTGGAGTAGGGCTAAACTCTATCAATATATACCCTTTAGGACCCATTATAACGGTTTTAGGAGGGTTCCTATGGGTATTCGTAGGTATCATATGGAAAGAGTATTCTATCATCACAACTAACCTAGTATTATCAGTCGTATCAATCGTTGGATTGATGTGGAATATGGGGTATTTCTCTTGATTTTAGAACAAAATAAGAACAAAAAAAGTGATATTTTATGTGGATTTCGCTTGACATTATATACAGATATGTTATTATATAGTATGAATTTAATTAACAACACTAACAAAGGAGACAAACACTATGTCTAAAACAATGCAATACTTCTGGGACGAAGCAGAAAAAAATGTAGATAACTTAATATCTAAAATGGTTGACGGTCAAATTGATTGGGATACTTGTAAGAGTAAAATCTTGAAAGTTGAAGGTCTTGACTTGACTGGAGTTGACGAAGACAATGTTGATGAAGTTATGAACGAGGTTTCTCTTGATTTAAAAAAGAAAGAATCCGATGTTGATATTTCAATCAATTTAGAAAACGATAGTAAGTTAGGTAAATAATGATATTATCGTTTTTTCTACTTATGGGATTTATGTTAACAACAATTATAATATTGAGAAAGGTACTATCATAATGACACTACTAGAACATCTTAAAAATATCAATGCGAAATCTAAAGAGAAGATGGATAAAGAACCAGGTCTTTGGATTGGTATGATTACAGAAGATTTAGAACATTGGAAGAATTATGGTATTACAACTCCTGCTCAACTAGACAGGTATTTCCTAGAAACAGATGTTTACGAAATGCACAAAAGTGCCTATGGCGTAAAAGGTAGACATTACGAATTTTCTAAAATGTCAGACGATGACCTTAAAAAAGAATTTGAACATTTATGTAAAGTGGCGCAGTACGAAATGGAACAAGAAGAGAAGGCAGAGAAAGAGGCCTATAACAACTTTGAAAAACAGATTAAGAAAAATCTTGAACTTGGCGCAAGTGATAGAGAGAATGCTATTCAATGGGTATTAGACGCCGAAGGTCTAACAGAAGAGAAAGATACAGGTTATATTTGTTATACTCTAGGTCTTTCATATGATAAAGAATATATTTTTAAAACAAAACACTAACGAGAGGATACATTATGATAATTAATATTGGTGATACAATCAGAGACGAAAAAGGTAGAGAAGGTGTTATAACTAACATCGGTATTGCTACTGAAAAGACAGACATCGCTGCCGAGTTAGATACGGCCGCTTCTGTAAAAACATATGATACTGAATTAGATTACACAGGTGCAATTACCTTTGGAAGTAATTGGTGTTATTTTATGCAGATAAAAGATGTAGTTAAGAAAAACGAATATATAGAAGATAAGAGTTGGATGGAGTAAGAAATGATTGATGTAATAATTGTAATAGACGAACTCAAAAAAATCAAACAAGAATTGACACTTGGCAATCAGGCAATGGCGATTAAACTCATTGACGAAGGTATTGCTTATCGTGAAAAAGAAATCAAAGAATTTGAGAAAGAATACGCACCTAAAATGCCAATAGGTGACCTTGCAAACGACCCTATAAAAACATTTAATTAAAAGGAGAATATATGTTTACTGAAACAATATTAGGTCTATTTGTACTATCTGTATTAGGTGGTGCTTTTGTTTATCTTCTAATAGAATACAATGATAAGATAAAGAAGAAATTAAAATTAAGTGAAACAAGATTTTGGAAAAAGAATGCTCAGATGGAATTACCATTTGGCAAAAGAAAAAGAAACCAGATGATTAATGAAGGTATTGCCAACAGAGTGAAAAAGGCAAGAAACAAGAAACCAAGGAAAACCAAGTAATTTATGGTATACAAACATACACAGGTATGCCCTAATGCCGCCCCAGCGCCCTCCTACGGCGCCGTTTTTGGGCGAAAACCCTATAAATCAACGATTATCCAATGCTTGACAGGTAATCAGATTTATGTTACTATAACACTAACAATTGAGAGAGGTCTAAAATATGTCGTTTAGTTACACGAAAGAAATGGTACACGATGAATTCAAAATCGCTGCCGCCAAAGATAAAAAAGGCAAAAAAGAAAAATACGATAACCGTATTCAATTTCTTAAAGAAATGAAACAACTCAAAAAAGAAAATCCAAGTGCGATGAGGGATGTTCATATTACTCAAAAACAATTTGATAATTTGATATTCGCCTGGTCGGCACCTAATCCAAGAGACCACTTCTATATGAAAGTCTTTGGTAGAACTTACTTGGACCAGAAACAATTTGAGGCAAAGAAGTATGGCAAAGACAAAGAAGAACTGCTTAACTAGAGAAATGCGATTAGAGATAGTAAGAAAAAATCACAACAAGTGGTTGAAGTCTATCGGCGTGAATTTAGATAGTAATGGTAAAGTGATTAATAACTTTCAAGGTTATCCTTTTCCAGATTACTCTTCTAATAGAAAATCACTACCTTGTTCAAACAGGATAGTGTCAGGTGCAACGAAAAGAGAGGTTATTAAACCTAAACTACCTGAAGGTAAAACAATCAGTATTGCATACAACAAAGGTAATTATCAAGTTGTAGACATTGCTGATATTACAACAATGGGAAGGAAAGTATGAACAAAATACTTTTAGTATGTGCGATGGTGTTGTTTGCAACAACAACTATTGCAGAAGAAAACAAAACAATTACACCGCAAGAGTTTGCTAACACTATTATACAGACACCAGGCAAACTTGTAACTTTTATACAAGGTGAAGTTGAGAAAACGAAAGACTACCAGGCAAAATCTTGGGCGTCTGCAAAAGAACAATCAACTAATAATTGGAATACGATTAAGGGTTGGTTCGGGAGTAAATAATGGACTTTCAATTAACGAGTAATAATGATGGTACATTTCTTATTAGGCCTGTGTCCGCAAGGGCAGAGGTCTGGTGGAAAGAAAACAATATGAATGAGAGATATGTTGTAGACAATACGGTCAATGACTTTAAAATAATATTAACAGAAAACAACAAAAAGGTATGCGATGAGATTAGACAAAATAATTTTGATTTTACTAATTAGTATTTCACTAGGTGCTTGTAGTACGGCACATAAGTTTCCAGACGCTTCTGGTGGTGAACGAGTAGATGTTAATAATACTAAAGGGTTTAAATTTAACAGAAGTCATTTAGGTGCAACACTAGGTGGTGCCACAGGTGCGATGACCTGTGTTGAATTGATTGGGACAGACCCATACATTGCCGCTGGTTGTGCCGTAGTTGGTGCTCTTGCAGGTGCAGAGTTATTATATGCAAGTGATTATGATTTACACCAGGCAGTATTTGTAGACCACTTGAACAATGGTCCAGGTAATGCAAGTTATACGAACTGGTTGAATAGCAAAACAGGTTCAAATGGAACAATAAAGATTAATAGAAGTTATGCTCAAGGTCCACTTATGTGTAAAGAATATGAAAGTGCATTTAATATAAAATCATCTTGGCCTGTGATAGGTATTTCAGATACAGATGTAGACACTAGATTTGGTGTTGTATGTCAAATGCCTGATGGCAGATGGATTGAGAAAGGTCTAATTAGATAATGCGAACTCTAAAAGATTATGTATTGTTTATCTTATCACTATTAGTTGTGATTTGGATATCAATGAATTGGGCAAAGGCAGAAACTTTTACGATGAAGAAAGTAGAACCACTTGATGGCGAAGTAATGCAGATTAAATCGGCACCTGTGGATAATGTATATATAAATGATATACACGAAAAAGTCAATAAGAAACTTAAACTTATGGAAGAGAACGAAAAGAATAATGTTCTTCATACAAAAGTTTTAGATAGATTTGAGAGAGACGGACAATGGTGTTTTATCAAGATTGTGATTAAAGAACTAGATGATAATACGATTGTTAAAGAAGAAATTATGGAATGTGCAGATACCGAACACGGTAGAACTGATAAAGAAAAGATAAAAGAATTGGAGAAGCAAATTGAACTTGAAAAGGCAAAGAAACCTGGTTATTGGGAATTGTTTGCCGCTTTTTATTATAAAGATTTGAATGCTCCAGAATATTGTAGGTTGTATTCTCAACCTTCACACGCCTTTAAATCCTTCGGAAGAGCGTGTTTAACAAATGAAGGACAATGGAAGAGAAGGTAAAATGATGAAAAATCTTATTATTCTTGGTCTTCTAATTATTATTATGACAGGTGCTACGGCCAGTGATGTGGTTGCCTATGTTGAAGAAAACCAGCTTATTGACAAGTTTAGCGAAATGTTGTATAGTATAATTGGGAGTATAAAACAGAATGGTTAAAAATATAATAAAAATAGGTGCGATTGCCGTATTGGCGATTACACTAAACGCTTGTTCCTCAAAGACTTACAAGATTAAGCAAGAGAGCGACAAGATAGTAAATGAAGTGCCTAAATGGTATATGGCAGACTTTGATAAAAAGAATGCTTGTGATATATCAATGTGGGCAGATAATGGCGTATGGAAGACAAAAGATGACGAGAAGACTTGTATCTTTGGAGTTGGTACTTCTGTATCTCCATCACTAGAACTTGCAATTGAAAAAGCAAAATTGATTGCCAAGGCAGAAATGGCAGATATTGTCGCTGGTGAAATGAATAAGAAAGCGAAAATCTTTGTAACAGAAGTAGGTAAGACAAATGTTAAGACCGTTGTTACAGAGGTAGAAACTGCAATGGTTAACATCATCGCAAATACACCTGTAAGAGGGTATGAAATCTTTGCTCAAGAAGTAACTAGAACGAAAAAAGGTTACTATCGTGCTTGGATAGGTTTAAGATTACCTCTTGGTGAGTTTAACAAGATGTATGACTACACAATTGCAGAAGTTGTGGACGCCTACAAGTTGAAGTCCAAGGCCGCAGACGCTTTCAAAAGTGTTGAGGATACTGCAAATGGAAAAAAAGAAGAACAATAATATAATCGTATACTCCAAGAATAATTGTGGGTATTGCGATAAGGCAAAGGCCTTGTTAAAAGGCCTTGGTCTATCTTTTGAAGTAAAGAAGATGGAAGAATTTGAGAGTGTAGACGCTATGATAGAAGACATAGGTAAAAAAGTAAGGTCTATGCCTCAAATTAAAATAGATGGTGAACTTGTTGGTGGTTACAATCAATTAGTTGAATATTATAACAAACTTGGAAAAGTTGATTTCAAAGGTACTATAAGAAATGAGTGAAGACGACAACAATAAACCAGGCGAGGCGTACAAAAATATAATCTTGTTTCCAGAGAATAAGATGGTACGCCAACCAAAAGAAACCGACCCTAAAGCAACCAGGAAGATGAGAGATTATCAGGCGGCGAAGTTTGTAGAGGCGGCAACAGACGAGATTGGATTAGATTTAGTACGAAGATTTGTACAAATGGGATTAGACACAAAACAAGATGTATTTACAAAAGACTTAGCGTTATCAATGGACGCTATCAGAGGATTACTTTACAGACAATTTAATATGAAACACCCTATTCAAAAGGTTGTAGATGACGCCGTTAAATTAAGAATGAATAAGACAGGCGTAGTTACTGCAAGAATAGAATATGCAAATATGACAGATGAAACTTCTGCCACAACTAAACCTTTAAACAAACCAGTATCAGATGACTTAAACGATAGAAACAATGGGTTCTTTCAGTTTACAGAAGACTTTGAATTTAGACCTGACTTTGATAATAACGAACAAACAGAGAATGAAGAAGATAAAACAAGTTATGTATTCTTACCAGATGATAACGATGGTCCACCGAGTGATACAGAAAAATGATGACAGAAAAGATTAGACACGAATTTGGTTTTATAGAAGCAAAGACTTCTGGTGGTGCTGTATTTGAGCAAGGTGTAAAACAATCTAAAGAACATAAGGCAATTAGAAAAATAGCAGAACCTTTAATGGCAAAACATTGGAAAGATAAGGTTACTAATTTACATAGAATTTATAAAGTAGCAGAATACCTACTTAAAAGAAGTAAAAGAGCAAAATGATAACAGACATATTAAAAGATTTACGAGAATTGAGAGACGAAATGGTACAGAAGAACTGGCCTGCTCAAAGATTGAGTAATATTATCTTAAAATATGAAATGAAGCAACCACCAAAAGAAACTATGGCAGTACACGATGAGACATATGACCCTAATGGTTTACCAAAAGACCATACAGACAGGTATCATCACGAGCCGAGAAAATAGTGCTTGACAGGATGTTCAGAATGTGTTATTATATAAACAATAAGAATTTGACTACGGCAAACCATTATAATGCGATTTTCCGTGGCAAGTTGTCAGATAAGACATTAAAATCATTGAAAGGAGTTAGACAATAATGTTTAACATTTTTAACTTTGTCAAAGGAGACAATAATATGGCTAGAACTAAACTTAGCAAAACTGCAAAAGTGAGAAATCTTTTTGCGAAAGGCAACGATGTAACTTGGAAAACTCTAAGGAACACTTTTGACCTTAAATCACCTGCCGCTATGGTAGGTAAATTGAGAAACGAAGGAATGATGATTTATGAGAATAGGTCTTCAAAAGGCGTTTCTTACAGAGTAGGAACACCAAGTAAGGCTGTAATCGCCGCTGGTATTACTGCTGTGTTCGGTAAGCAAGTCGCTTACTCTGCATAATAACGAACCTTTGAGTGGGCGTCTTCGGACGCCCACCCATACTAACGAAAGATATTATGAGTGATGATAAAGACATTGAAGCAGGTATGAACCACGGTCCAGATACTAGAGACCACGATAATACATATGAGAATGAACAATCAATGGTTACTATACCTTTAAGAGATTATGATAAATTAAAAGACCAAGAAAAATATATTACAGACCCTAACTTGATTGCTAGTATAGACAAGATAGAGTTTTTTGTAAAAGAATTGAGAAAGCATATAGTAAGGAAATTATAATGACAGGCACAGCAGGTTTCGGTGAATTATTTAACAAGACTACTTCAGTTAGAAAGTTAAAGGTAAAACTATCCGATGGTAAAGAATGGTCAGTTGAAAAAGAAGGTTTAAGTTTTAAGAAGATATTTAAATCTGAGCAAGGTAATGCACCAGAGGGTACAAGAGAGATTAGAGTAGAATACACTAATAGAAAAGGTCACAATATTGACAGGTGGCAGAAGGTACCTATGGGTAGATTTAAGAAAGTAGGTAACTGGTTCGCTCCGAAGAAGAAGAGATAAGAATGTTAGAACCTAATCCAAAAGAAAAAGTTTATTTATTTTTTACATTAATACTAATATCATTTTTATTAGTAGTGGCGATGTTTTAATGAAGAAGTTTATTGACCCCAAAAATCCAAACACGGTAGGTAAGAGTGTCTTTAATTTAGGTAATCATATATTAATAATATGTTTTATCTTGGCACTAGTATTTGTAGTGAAGGCGAGTTATACATAATGATAATAGTTGATATGCACCAAGTACTGATTAGTAATCTAATGGTACAAATGAATAGAGTATCATACAACGGTACTAAAAAAGGTGAAGCAAACAAAGAAATGGTCAGACATATGGTCTGTAATTCTTTGAGAGGTTATGTTGTAAAATTTGGTAACGAGTATGGTAAAGATTTAGTACTTGCTTGTGATAGTGGCAACCCTTGGAGACGAGAGTTTTTTCCACAATACAAGGCAAGTCGTAAACAAGGTAGAGAGGAGTCCACAAATGATTGGGATATACTATTTAATCTTATATGGGAAATCAAGGAAGAGATATCTCAAAACTTTCCGTATAAAGTAATTTCTGTAGACAATGCAGAAGCAGATGATATAATCGCAACGATAGTTAAGTTGCAAACAGAAGACAAGTATCTGATTATATCAGGTGACAAAGACTTTAAACAATTACAGAAGTATAGTAATGTAAGTCAATATGCACCAATACAAAAGACGATGGTCGTAGAAGACAATCCGACTAGATACTTACACGAGCAGATTATAAAAGGTGATAGAAGCGATGGTATTCCTAACATATTGTCACCTGATGATGTCTTTATAACGAAGACAAAACAAAGTCCAATCACTAAAAAGAAGTTAGAAGAGTGGGCAGATATTGAAAATATACCATTGGGTAGCGAAACCAAGAAGTATTATAACAGGAATAAGAAGTTGATAGACTTGACTTTAATACCAAATTCGCTGGAAGAAACTATTATAAATAGTTATACTGAATATGAAGTACCTAGTAGGTCCAAACTATTACCGTACTTTATGACTTTTAAACTTAAATCATTAATTGAAAATATCAATGATTTTTAATATTGCAATATTGAGGAAATATAATGGCTGAACAACAAACAAATCCAAATCTGGCAAATAGAGCGTTGCAAAACGCTGCCAAAACTTCATCTTCAATGGTGTTGACTTATCACGAAATATTAACTAAAGTAAATAACGCTAAAGACAAGACAAAGAAAGTAGAAGTATTAAGACAATACGATAGTCCTGCTTTCAGACAAGTATTGAAAGGCGCTTTTGACCCTAAAATATTATGGGACTTACCAAAAGGTAACCCACCATATATTGAGAACGAAGCACCTCTAGGTACTGAACATACATATCTTGACCAAGAAGCGAAAAGACTTTGGCACTTTGTAAAAGGTGCAGATATGAACTTATCTAAAGTTAAGAAAGAAACACTATTCATACAAATGTTAGAAGGTCTCCATAAAGACGAGGCAATACTACTTCTAAATGTGGTTGCAGGGAAACTGAATACCGCATATAAGGGTCTTACGGCCGCTGTAGTAAAAGAAGCATTTAACTGGAATGATGAATTTGTCAAAATTGAGACATAAAACACACGGTTTTACGAGGTTTTTACCCTAAAAAAACCTCATTTTTCGCTTGACATTAGTACCCGAATTTGATAGAATAAATACATAATGAAAGAGAGGTCTAATATATAATGTATAATGTGATAAAAACCTTTGTGGGTATCATTGTTTTCATATGGATGGTAGGTGTAGGTTTACACTTGACTATGCAATATGCAAAAGCAGACGATAAAGCCATAGCAACTGGCGCCCATATAATTAAAGAGACGATAAACGGTAACATTGACCATAAGAAAGTGTTGTCTTCTGAACTAGAGACATTGGTTCATAAGATGGCAATTGATATAACTTTTACTTTAGAAAAGCATTTACCTGCAATACTAGAAGGACTTGCTACTGAAATAAGAGTTAATGGGATTGATAAGAAGTATAAAGAAGCATTAACCAAGAAACCAGAGTAAGGAGTTTATGATAGAACTTGTAACGAAGGTGAATGATGTGCTATCAGTAATGTATAGTATCGCACCTAAAGAAATTTGGATAATCATCTTTGCCTCTATTGTTATGTATGCCCATTTAGAATATACTGACTGGAAGAATAAGAACAAGTACAAATAGAGAGAGAGACAATGGCAAGAGAGAAAAAACCTAAATCAGTTAGGTATGCAACGCTTAAAAAGCGTGTGAAGTCCGAATATGAGCATACTAGACAATATAAGACTACTTACAAAGATATCAAACGAATATTCAATTGGATAAACGAGGCAGTATTTGACGGTAAACTTGCACCGTTCAACGAGATTGTAATAAAAGATTTAAAACCACAAAAGTGTTATGGACAAGTAACACAATGGGAGTGGAAAAGAAAAGGTACTAGTGTATTTCATTTAGAAATGTGCGAGAAGTACAAAAATAAAAAAGAGTTTATTGATACATTGGCACACGAAATGGTCCATCTGTATCAAATGAGAAATGCTGGTGATACGGGTAATCACAATAAATTGTTCTATTCATTTAAGCCGATAATGAAAAGAGCAGGCATTGATATGATATAATCGGCGAAAGGTATATAATGATAAAGAGAGTGAAACAATCAATACCAAGATATTCGTCTTTAAAGACTTGGTCAAAGAGAATATTAGGTACAATAGTAATTGCATTTTCAATATTTGCTAGTGGTACATTTTATCCTAACGAATGGGTTGAGAATAAATTAGATAAGAAATACGAAGAAAAATATCTTTCAGATTTACAAGCGTTAGATTTGAGAGAACCAGAATTTAGTTATACAAACGATACACAATTTGTAAGAGCGACACATAAGTGTATTGACTATTTAAATTTCAAAACAGCAGAGGTCTTTAGAGTGCCTTACGAAATGATTACGGCACAGGCAGCCCTAGAGAGTGGTTGGGGTACAAGTAGATTTGCTACGGATGGTAATAATCTATTCGGTATAAGAACTTGGAACGAAGATACTCCACATATGATACCTTTGAGTATGAACCAAAAGAAGTGGCCTGGTTGGGGTGTGCGAATATTCGCTAGTAAGTGTGAAAGTGTAAAAGAGTATATTAGACTTATGAACGAACACCCTGCCTATGAGAAATTCCGTAAAATGCGAACACAAATGTTAGCAGATGGCGGAGATTTAGATAGTACAAAACTAATTACAACTCTTGATAAGTTTTCTACAACGCCTGACTATGCGAAAAGGGTCATTGTGATAATCAAAAAAATACGAAAGTATGAGGAGAAAATATAATGAGACCTAACAATTGGGAAAACGAAAGTTATAATAATATCAAGGAAGACAATAGACCCTATATGGACCCCTATGTCAAAAATCTAATAGAGAAATCTTTTTTAACAATAGAACGATTAAGGCGAGGTCAGAGAAAAACTTACTTCACAGGTAACTGGCAGAAAGATGTAATGTCTTGTTTTCCAGGTAGACAATCTGCAAAGATATTTAAAAAGATGAGAGTTTTTTTAGATAGAGAAGACCTAGTATTTGCTCAAAAGAAGTTGACTAATCTTGATGGTTACGAATATATAGTAATGAGGAAGTAATATGGGAATAATAGCATTTTTATCTGCAATCAGTATATCCGCCGTGGCGGCCTTGTATAGTATACTTGGTCTGGCCGCAATCTTTAGTGGTGCAAAAATACCTATAATGATTATGGGTGGTGTACTAGAAGTAGGTAAACTTGTAACTGCCTCTTGGTTGTATCAAAACTGGAAAAATCAAAACTTACCGAAGACAATAAAATACTACTTGACAACTTCTGTTATTGTGCTAGTATTTGTAACGAGTATGGGTATCTTTGGTTTTCTATCAAAGGCACACTTGGACCAAGTAACACCGACTTCTAGTAATGTTGCAAAAGTAGAACTAATTGATAAACGAATACTACAAGAAGAACGAACTATATCAAGAGCAGAAAAAACTTTAGTACAACTTGATAAATCAATTGAAGTATATCTTGAAAATGATTATGCAACAAGAGGTTTAAGAGAACGAAGAAAACAAGAAGCAGAAAGAGAAGAATTAAATCTAATTATAGATGGTGCAATGACTAAAATTGACACCTATATGTTAGAACGACAGAATTTAGAATTAGAACAATCAAAGATAGAGGCAGAAGTAGGACCTCTTAAATATATCGCAGAATTAATATATGGTGATAATGCAAAAGACTATTTTGACGAGGCCGTAAGGTGGGTTATAATTGTATTGATATTTGTATTTGACCCATTGGCAGTATTACTATTGATTGCCGCCAACATATCTCTTGCAGACTTTATGAAAGGCAGACAAAAGAAGAAACAGATTTCATTAAGACAACTTGATTTAAAGATTAAAAGAGAGAACGAGAAACATAAAGAGGCGTCAAAACAGATTAAGAATTATAAAGATTTCTTTACTAAACTAGCAGGCAAAAGACTAACAAATGAAGACTATGAGAAGTTTTTTCAGATACTAGGTAATAAAGAATTAAGGGCAATGGGTCTTGACCCCGATGAGATACGGATTAAAATGGACCAAGTTTTAGACTGGAATGCTACAGAAGTCAAAGAAATGCCCGATAAGGTGAGAGAAAACGACAAAACATTGACTAAATCAATGCTTGACAACGATGACAGAAAGTGATATTATGAATACTATGATTAAAAATAATGCGAGAAGATTACAGAAGAATTGTCTGACGGCACTATCAAGAGTTACTCCTGGTAGTTGGGCAGATGATTTCTGGACTAACACATACAACAAGTTAGTTGAGAAGTATGGTAAACAAGTGAGGTTGAACTAGTGAATATATTTGTATTAGACAAAGACCCTATTATCGCCGCCAAGATGGCGTGTGATAAACATATCGTTAAGATGATTTTAGAGAGTGCTCAAATGTTGTGTACTGCTAAAAGAGTTGCAGACGGTGAGTTGTATATGGCGAAGACAAAGAATGGTAGAGACATTAAAAGATGGCGACTACCTAATACCAACGAAGAAGCAATTATCTACAAAGCAGGTTGGTTAGGTCACCCTAGTACACAATGGGTTATGGAAAGTGCATATAACTATATCTGGTTATACAAACACTTCAAGGCATTGAACGATGAGTTTATGGAAAGATTTCCAAAGAACAAACCTTATGGTCATAAATCGTTTCAATTGCTAGGCGAATTGTTATCAACACCACCATTAAACTCTCCACTAAATAAGATAGGTACATTACCAACACCTGCAATGCCAGATGAATGTAAAGTATTTGTTGATGGTGTTATTGATGTAGTTGCCTCATACCGTAGGTATTATATTATGAAGAAAAAAGATTTTGCAAGATGGTCCCATCCTGGTTCTGCACCAATATGGTATCTGGAAGGTTTAAATGTTTAATTTAGAATACGGTTTATTATTTTTGGTTATAGGTGTAACTTGTACAATAGGTGGTTTCTTTATCGCTTTTCAAGTTGCAACATACAAACCTAAATCAGAAGAAAAAGAAAAGAATGCTCTAACAGATTTTAATAAAATTAATAAAGAGTTTTTTATAAATCAAGATACACATTAGAAGGATAAATTATGATGGTAGAAACATTAATAGGTAAGACCATAGTATTTTTAAATAATATGCAAATGGCACATTGGCAGACAAAAAGTTATGCCGAACACGAAGCACTTGGCGAGTATTACAATAAGTTAAATGTACTTAATGATAAACTTGTAGAGACTTGGCAAGGTAATCAAAATCGTAGAATACATATTGAGAGTGGTCAAAACACAATACAAAATTATCAAGACACCGCTCATACGGTTTCAGAGATTGTACAATATGCTCAAGACATTTCACAAACTTCATATGACATTACACAAAAAAATGATATGTCTCAATTTGAAGATATAATGTCTATACTAGAAGAAATGGCAGAAGTAACTAGTCAAGTACAATATCATTTAAGTCTAAAATAATGCCAACATATTCATTTTTAAATACTAAAACAGGCAAAGAGTTTACTGAACTTATGGGTATTTCAGAGAAAGAGAAATACCTTAAAAAGAATAAACACATTAAGCAACAAATCACAACTATAAATATAATAAGTGGAACAGGTGGTATCAAAAATGATGGTGGGTGGAAAGAAGTGCAATCAAAAATTGCAGAAAGAAACCCAGGCACACCTATGGCAGAACGATATGGTAAAGCGTCCACAAAAGAAATTAAGACAAGACAAGTATTAAAGAAACATAAAATTATCAAATGAGAATACTAATAATACTAATATTGCTTTTAACTACTGGCTGTAGTGCTAGTCTTACAAACCTATTCTCTGTAGGTAGTATTGGTACGGCAGTTGCAAGTAAGAACTCTTATAGTATTGCTTATAATGTAGTTGATATTGGAGTGCAAGTAGAAACAGGTAACTCTATTAAAGGACACGCTTTTGATAGTTTTAAAAAAGAAGAAACGGAGGTAGATGATGAGTAAAGATATACCAGATTATATGAGAGGTTTTGACCTTAATGATGATTGGGGTATTGCAGGAACGGCCGCAGAGGCGCCTTCTACACCTACGATAGATACTAGTAAGATTGCTAGTACAGATGAATTAAAAGATTTAAAGAAAGATGTCTCAAGCATTAAGTCTGCTATGAATGAGATATTTCAGATAGTGGCAGAGAAAGACACTATTACGAAAGAGATAACAGACGAAGAGACAACTGCTAGATTTAAAGATTTAGAAAAGATAATATTACCATTTCTTTACAATCTATCTAAAACAGATGAGCCTTATATTCATTGGCCAAACAGAGGTCCAATTATCAAGGCACAGATTGAGAAGATACTAAAGTTAACGAGAGGATAATCTAAATGAAATTAAGTAAGAATTTTAGTTTAAAAGAAATGACTGCTTCACAAACGGCAGAGCGTAAGGGTATTAATAATAACCCTAACGATGACCAGATTACATCACTACAAAAGTTGTGTGAAAATATATTACAACCAGTAAGGGACCATTATGCAACACCAGTTACGGTGTCTAGTGGGTTCCGTTCGGAAGACCTTTGCGAGGCAATCGGCTCAAGTAAAAATTCACAGCACGCCAAAGGCCAAGCGGCCGATTTTGAAATCTTTGGAGTGGCAAATGCCGAACTGGCGAAGTGGATTATTGATAACCTAGATTATGACCAATTGATATTGGAATTCCACAAACCCGATGAACCGAATAGTGGGTGGATACATTGTTCATATAAGAGTGCTACTGATAATAGAAAATCTACATTAAGAGCATTTAGAAATGACCAAGGTAAAACTCAATATGTAGAGTATAAACCCGAGTGAACGCTTGGCGAGTTTGAAACAGAAGACTTGATAAAAATGTATGCCAATAAAGGCGTATAGGTGCTTGACAAGTGAGTTGTAATGTACTATAATGATTAAAATGACTAAAGGAAGAATATAATGGCTAAAGAATTTAAATTTGTTGACTTGAATAAAGACCTACTACCTAATACAAAAGGTCGTAGACAAAACGGTGTTCGTTTTTACGAAGTAAATGGACACAACTATCCATCAGTTACCTCAATTCTAGGTATCCGTAAAACTGAAGGTTTAAAAAAGTGGCGTGAAAGTATAGGTAACGATGTCGCTAACTTTGAAATGCGAAGAGCCGCTAATCGTGGTAAGGCAACACATAATCTAGTAGAGAACTATTTAAAAGGTGAGGCACCTAGTGAAAGGTCAGTATTACCTTTAGGTCTATTCAGATTGATGAAACCTTATCTTGATAATATTGATAATGTACACTTGATTGAAGATATAATGTATAGTAAGAAACTTACACTTGCAGGCCAAGTTGATTGTGTTGCAGAATATAGAGGTAAGTTATCTGTTATAGATTTCAAAACTGCTAACAAAGAAAAGATTGAAGATTGGGTAGACAATTACTTCTTACAAACTACTGCTTATGCAATAATGTATGAAGAGATATTTGGTACACCCATAGAACAAATCGTTATTTTGATTTCAGGTGAAGATGGTTCTATACAAGAGTGGATAAAAAATCCAAAAGATTATGTCGCAGAACTAGAGAAAAGTATCCAAACTTTTTATAAATATTACGAAGAGAAGACAAAACAATTAGACAATCAAAAATAGACAAGTCTTCTCATAGGAGAAGAAAAATGTTTAAGAGAACAATGTTATTATGTACTTTCGTGATGACAATGTTTTATGTAACAAAAGCGTTTGGTATTAACCCACCAGAGTTTTTATACCCAGCAGACGCTCCAATATTATGTGGTCCATACGACCAAGTTGAAACATTTTTAGGTGAAAGTGGTTATCAACCTGTATCAGTAGGTTTTGGTAGAGCAGGTGGCGTACCAGATGGCCAACAAGTATTCGCAATACTAGGTTACAAACACGAAGATAATGGAACTATGATTGCAACCGTAGAAACACCTAATGGTATGGATAAATGTATTATCTACACGATTTTTGATTTTACAGAAGTCGGTCAGATAGATGTTAAGAATTAACCTTGAATGAAAGGAAAATTATGAAAAGGTTTTTGATAATATTTAACTTATTAATTGTATTAGGTTTAGTAACTGCTTGTGGCATTAATAAACCAGCAATAGAATTTGGTAAGAAATGTTACGATAATGGCTCTGAAGTTGTATATTCATATGTTTGGATACACGAAAAAGATAAACCATTAAAGGCAAACAAAGAAGATTGTAATAAAATCACAAAGAATTAATCGTTGATGGTAGGGTAATAAACGGACTGGACTTGGGTGCAACTCCCAACACCTCCACCATAAACACATTAGAGGAGAGTATACTATGTTTAAATATATTAAATCTTTATGGCAATTGTGCATTAAAGAAAATATAGTTAGAGAACTAAATCAAGATGGTTCTAAACATAGACTTCATACGCTGAAACCAGATGGTAAATTCAGATATGAAGACCTTTGTCAATAATGTTTTTATGGGGGGTGTGTTAGGATTGACAGACGAGTAAAGACTACAGGAGATTAATAGTTGGCGAACTTAAACGCATTATAAACGGCGAAGGAGACTTAGCCCTTGCTGCCTAATTACTAGGCAACGGAGTTTGTGGTGTACTTGGCAACAGAAACACCACATCTTTCAGATAGAGAGGGAAAGAGAAATGGAAAAAATGATAGTAATTGTCGCTATGCTTTTGAACATAGAGACAAACGAAATAGAACCAAAGACACATCAATTTTATAACTTTCAGAAGTTAGACCATTGTATGGCTTTCGTAACTCAAAACTATCAAGGATTGTATATTGGACTTACGGATTATCTTAATCAAGAGGGTAAGACTAATATGAAGATTGTTGAAATAGGTTGTGCAGAATTGACAGAAGAAGAACAAGAGAAACTTTTCCCTACAGGAAAAGAGATAAGTGCTTGACAAACCAACTTGATAATGATATAGTGTATAAATGAACTCAAAACAATTTAGCTTAGAAATAGAAACTTACAAGAAAGACCACAAAGGCATAACCTATATGGACGCCATAGTGTCTTATTGTGAAGAACGAAATATAGATACATCAACGGTAGGTCCGCTGATTAATAAGGCATTAAAGGAGAAGGTTGCATTAGAGTGCCAGGCGCTCAATCTATTACCTAAAACTTCAGAGTTGCCTTTGTAATGTATGGAGGATTTGATGTATTCAAAATATGGTTGGGAATAAAGTTACACTTTACAACCGACACATATGATTTTATAACTTACGGTGGCAAAGTAAATTGTAAGTTAGATACTTTTACTAAACGAAATGATAGATACTTCTTTCACAAATTATCTAAAAAATATAATGCAGAAGAGGCAGTTGACTTCTTTGTTGCAAACTTTCTGGTCAAAGATAAGGCCTGGATTGGAAACCTTGCCAAGTCTGATGGTAAAGATAATTACCTTTCTTATAGAAAGCGTAAAGATAGTTTTAGTTATATGTTTAGGAATGAGTGTGGCGTTATTAATGATTACTTGGATAGGAATAGGATTAATTTTGATGATTTGTTTCTGGTTAATAGAGGACAACATCCACCGTTTTTCAAACTTCTCCTTTCCAAAAAAATTAGTTACGAAACTTTTGTCGTCTTTCAAGAGTTGTTGGGATTCATTGAACGCTGGGATAGAGAAATATCTGAAAAGGTAGTGTGGTCAGTATATTCTAAACGAATAAAAAAGTTTACCCCATTTTTACGCTACAACAAGACAGAGACAAAATTGGTAGTAAAGGAAGTGTTAATTGGTAATAGAAATGGTTGAAGAATACAAGAAGAAACTTGACGATAAAATAAAAGAATTAAATAGTACTAGAGTTTTTAAGAAGGTAACACCAAAGGGTGATTTATCTTGGTACATTAAATGGGTTTCATCATTCATAGTTTTGATAGGAATGGTGTTAACAGCGACAGATGTTTATCCTATGAACTTATGGTTTCACGCCGTAGGTGTATTAGGGTGGTTTGTTGTTGGAATGTTATGGCACGATAGAGCCCTAACTTCATTGAATTTAGTCGCTTTTGCAATATTTACAATGGGACTAATTCAGGCATATTATGGTGCATATTGATGAGACAGGTGCTTGACAAGGGCGCCTGAATTTGTTATATTAAGAGAATGGTATATAAATTTTTAGATATTATTATCAATCTTTGTCTGAAATGGCAACACAAATTACGAGAGAGAAGTCTCCCGAATGAGTGTAGAGAAGATTGGATAAAAGGTTATAGTAAGTTTAAAAAGAAGTATAAATACTATAGTGAATAACTTTTTATATTATGATACAAAAATACAAATACAATAATACAAATACGAAATACATACAAAGGAGAAAATTATGGATTTTGAAAGTCTAAAAAATAGTCAATCTAATTTTGATAAAATCTCAAAACAGATTGAAAGTAACCTCAATCCTGAGGATAACGAAAAATCAAAGAACAAATACCAAGACGACAGATTGTGGAAACCTGAACTAGATAAAACTGGTAATGGTTATGCAGTATTGCGTTTTCTACCTGCAACGAGAACAGAAGAAATGCCGTGGGCAAGAGTATGGTCTCACGCTTTTCAAGGACCAGGTGGTTGGTATATTGAGAACTCTTTAACTACACTAGGTCAGAAAGACCCTGTGTCAGAAGAGAATACAATATTATGGAATACAGGTGTAGATAGTGATAAGGAAATTGCTCGTAAGAGAAAAAGAAAATTATCTTACTATTCTAACATCTATGTTGTAAGTGACCCTAAACATCCAGAGAACGAAGGTAAAGTCTTCTTATTTAAATTTGGTAAAAAGATTTTTGATAAGATTACAGAGGCGATGAATCCTGCGTTTGAAGATGAGAAACCTATCAACCCATTTGACTTCTGGTCAGGTGCTAACTTCAAATTGAAGATTAGAAAAGTAGATGGTTATTGGAATTACGATAAATCGGAATTTGAAGCAACTTCAAAACTCTCTGAGGATGAGTCAAAAGTGGAAGAGATATGTCAAAAATCATATGCTCTATCTGAATTTACTAATTCATCTAATTTCAAGTCTTATGAAGAACTTGCAAAAAGAATGGACATAGTACTTTCTGGTACCACTAAGGTAGGGAATGTGCAAGAGTCCCTTGAGAATGAGGTAAAATCACCTGATTCGAATCCTCAAAAAGAGGCGAAATCTGCACCTCAAGTTAAGGCACAAGATGTAGTGGGGTCAAACGATGACGACACTATGAGTTAT